CATCTACAACTTGAATGTTGCCACGTTGCTTGCCAAGAACTTTACCAACTTTAATCTCACTTCGTCCACCACCATTACGAACTGTGGAGCAGTAGACTACAGCGTCACCTTGTAAGATATCTTTTCCGAACTTATCCTTTCCAAGTACACCTTTTGAATTCTCAACAACTTTCTTTAAAGAAGATGAGTTTAAATATGCCATTTTCTTAATCCCCTACATCACAAACACCTAACATCTTCATACTCAAACCTCTTAATCATGTGAATCATAACTTGGTCTTGCACCTACAGATGAATTGTACACAAAACTCCAATTACCGTCAGTAAACAAATGTAAAGGTCTTGTATAAAGTACAGCAGGTTCATCCTTGCGGTCTGTGAAGAAACGACTACCCATTGTTTCAAAGTAAGCTATACCATCAACCCACTCATCATTATCTGTCTTAATCTTCGTAAAACCAACAACACGATAAGTTGTCATTCTTGGTAGGTACATCATGTAATCTGGAAGAGAACCATCAGTTCTCAGAGTCCCCTCATAAGAAGTTTTTGAACCTTCTGCGTTTGAGAGTTCTTCGTAGATATCTTCGTTCATAACCTTCTCCTTTTTGAAGGGGTCTGAAAAGACCCCCATTAAAGATTAACGATAAAGATGTGGTAAATGGTTGTTGTGAAGACGGTAGTATTTCAGTTTCTTCCAACGTGCATCTTTACGTTCGCGTCCCATAAACATATCACAAGATACAATCTCACCAAAGTGGTTTCGATGAGTACATGGGGTGACAGAAATATCTTTCTCAATATCAAACCCAAACTTGTACAGGACTGCTAGAAGAATGTTTTCATACTCCAAATCAGTTCGCTTGAAAAGCGGGTCTCTAAAGATAATTGAAGCAGAAATGTTGTAGTCTTGTTTCGTTAAAAAGTCCTGTGAAGCATCTTCTGTAGAAGGGTCTTTCACAATGACTGTGTAATTGATTTTAGATTCCATGACAGTTCACCAGTTTTAACCATTGTTCAAGTTGAGAAGCCTTTCTGTCAATAGCACGGAAGTTTATAAATTTAAACTCACCGTTGTCTACTAAGATAATGTCTCCCATACCAAACCCATTATCTAGACAGAACTCTTTATCTGCGTCACTCTCCATTGGAGTTATGCGCGTATAATCGTGAATTCCAAGTATCTTGTCAAGTGTTTTTTCTAAGGATTCACACAATCTACATTTTGGTGAAGTTACTACCATAAGTTCTTGATTGAACTCTACTACCAACGGTTTCAAATCCACTTTAGGGAAGTTGGTATGTTTGAGAATCTTTTTATCACTGCAACGTTTGACACAGTAATAAGTTACACCGTCTAATTCTGTACGATTGATATAGACTTCTTCACCTTTGTTCTTGGCAATGTCTTCGCACCATTCCATAGCTTCAACAAGTGATGTGGTGAATTTCAAACCATTATTTGCACAGACTTTCTTGACAGCTTCACGGTGTTTAAGTTGGGATAGGTAAATCAACCCGTCCAAAACGACTTGAACGTCAGCCATTCCATCTAGGATTTCTAGTGGGTCTTCGTTGTCAATGGCTTCATCAATTTCTTTAACTTCTTCCAAAAGGTATGAAACCTGATTCTTCAAAACCGTGTACCATTCAGGAGAACCTTTCTTTGGAGGATTATTACCACAAACCTTATTAAAGAATTCAACAGCTTTGTATGAATCAAATTGCTCTGACATTGTATGTTTCCTCTTATAAATGGGGTCTTTACAGACCCCTTCTTAGAATCTATTAAATTTCTTTTGAATCTTCTACCAAAACTTCCCCATTACCTTCTGAGGTTTCAGGATGAAGAATGCTTTCAATAGCTTTCAAGGTATCTTCCATACCTACTTCTTCCTCCATCAGACTTAGACGTTTATTCATTAGGTCTGTAATTACTCGACCTAAGTCTTCAATCTCTTGATGAAGTTCTTCTTTACGGACAGAGAACTCTACATGAGTGATTGCCAGTTCCTCTTCCAGACGTTGAAGATTTGTAATTTTATGGCTAGGGGTGAACAATGATTTAATCATTTTGAATAAAGATTTCATAGTTTTGTTCCTTTGTTTTTCAAGATTTTAAGTATTGTTTGTTCTGCTTCTGGATAAAATTCTTTTGGGATGAACCTTATCTTCTCGACTTGTGCATTGTAGAAAAGTCGGTTTGCAGAGTCAAGTCTTTTTACCATCACATCTAGTTTATGTTGTAGGTTTGCTTCTGCATATGTAAGACCACCTTTTGTTGCATAGGTCTGGACAATGTAGAACTCAAACTTATCTTTACCGAACATTTGAATATCATCGTGGATGTAATCAGAAGAGGTTTCATAGGATTCCCATCCAGAAGGCTTCTTAATCTTCTTTCGACGTGTGGAACCTGCAACCTTCTTCTTCAACTCTGAAAAGAAGTTCTTCTTACCAATGTACCACTTATGAGTTTCTTTACAGTGAACAAGGTAGACAAAACCTTGTAGCTTGTCTGGAACTATTTCACCACATAGTGATACCCAATGTCCATATACAGGACAGTTACCAAAACCTTTAACTCTCATTGTTAAATCGTCCAATCATATTTATCAAAACTAAACTCATCACTTGGAGAACGCTCCTGATAAGCCAACCATAAATGTTGATGCATCAGTTCTAATGGAGTCTTAGTGACTGTTTGACCATCCCACGATTGATAGGTCACATCACCACGTGCTTCATAGAATCTGTACATGGCATCTAAACATTCTTTATGTGTTCTGCAATCTGCTAAGAGATTTAGAACAGTTTCTTGACCAACACCCTTCAAACCATAGTAACCATCGGAAGTGTCACCAGCCATTGCTTGGTAGCATAAGAATTTGAAACCTACACCAGTCAGCTTCTTCAACTTTGGTTTGGATTTGATAGGGCAATGCCAAATCTCACCTACACCATCATCCCCTGAATAGAAAATCATAGGGGCTTTAGTCTTAGTCTTGAGATAGGTCATATCCATGCAGTAAGTCCCCTCTGCTTGACGTAAATCCTTATCAATGGATAACAGCATACCTTTCTTCCCACGCTTCTCTGCACCGGATATACAAGCAGCATCAGCCTCAAAACCACCTTTTAGAAGATGGAACTCAGGACAACTTAACAGATAATCACGGCAAGCTTCTAAGTGGACTGGTACAATGGTTCCACGTTTACCTTGATAACGGTCTTCTAAACCTTCTACATCTTTTGTCTTTGTGACACCACGCTCTGTTAAGTAACCTTTGAAGGGAATACCTTTGGCATATTTCAACCAAGAATTAAGGGTAGATTTAGTGGCCTTAATAGCCTCACCTTCTGAACGTACTTCCTTATGTGACATACGCTCCCACTCATCGGGGTCAAAGCTTGTACCAAGTATTTCAGCAACCTCACATTGGTCTTTCAACCAGTGTTTAGCGGTTCTTGCATCGGGGAACATTTGAGTCTCATCACCAGATAGTTTATTCACAAAGTTGTAAGTGGTTTTCTCAACACCGCAAGCACCGTGATAAGCAATTGGGTCAGAGTCAATATAGAGGAGTTTTACAGAGGAAGGTACTTTAGGGACTACATAGTTCATTTTCATATTCTCCTAAAAAGAAAGGCACCCCGTAGAGTGCCTTTTCAGATTATTTATTCAGAAGTTGATTAGTTGGTTTCCCATTCATCATCTTCTTCGTCTTCTTCTTCTGATTCAGACTCATCATCAAAGTCTTCTTCATCATCATCAGTGTCGAATGGAGGTTCATCATTACCTTTATCAGAGGCTTCTTCAACCGCACTGTCAGGAGTATCTTCAACACCTTCCAGACCCAAGGCTGCCAGTTCATCATCTTCCAGAGTTGCAGGTTTCTTACCAGAAGATTTGTATTCAACCAAGTCTTCGATAAAGATTTGTTCCTGAATTGGCTTAGTATTCAAAGCGTCTTTGAAGACGTAGAAGTAACCTTGGATAATAATGTTACCGAATGAACCGTTACCAATCATAATATCAGGGCATTTTACATCATAAGTACGTTTTTCATCGTGGTCTTTACAAGGTACTGCCTTGATTATCTTAAATGGAACCTTAACCGCAGTTCGTTTACCGTTAACTTCTTCAATCTGATAAATTGGGAAAGTGTGAATCGCATCCCAAGTTGCACCATCCCCGTATGCAGCGTGACGAGACAGCTTCAAGAAATGATACTCATCAGCTTCAAATGGAGGCTGGCATTTGAATTTATCTTCAAAGTCAGCAGCATCAACAGTTTCAGTAGTTACTTTACCAAAGCCCAATTTCTTATCTTTCAGAGTTTTCAGAACGCTACGGTCTGACAGTAAAACATTAACTCCGTAATGGCTATCTTTTGCAGGGAAGTGTTTGTTGAATTTCTTACCTTCGCCTAAACGTGGAGAAGTTGCACAGTAGTAGAACCAAACACCTTTCAGAAGGAATCGTTTTGATTCGTGCTCTTGACCAGCTTGTTTAACAGTTACTGGTTTCATTGCAGTCAGAGTAGTCTTAGCCATTTTTATGTCTCCTATTTAAGATTTTGTTTAGTTCGTTGTTGTCTCTCAACGGTGTTGTACTTTACAGAAGTCATATTGTGAAGTCAACACCTTTTTAGAGAAATTTTTAAAAAAATCTTATGAAAGAACTTCACCAGTATTTCCATCAATAACGAGTCCCATAGCTTCACCTTCATCTTCATAGAACTCGTCTACTGGTATTTCCATATTGTGTGTCAGACGAATGTTTTCAGCAGCCTTGTCGATATCATCACCACGACCACCTGCACGTTCCAAACGTCCTGTATCACCATTATACCAAGTGTACCCCACAACACCAGTAGATTTACCATGACGACGACACTTAGATAGTTTAATGCGTGTCAGGTTCTTCTTAACAGGGTCAGGGTCAACCTTGTTACGTGTAAGGATAATGTTGTTCATAGATATCTGGAAGTAAGCACCAGTACCCTTAATATCCTCTTCTGCAATGTCACCACCTTCTGAGTTAGCTTTCTGACCACCTTGGTTCTTACGAACGTGACAGACGTTTACATGAGCGTATTTGTAACGCTTAACTCGACGTAGGATTTCTGACAAAACTTCTTCTTCATCGGTATCTGCACCAGACAATGCCAGTGTGATAGGGTCACAGATAATCAGCTTGCAACCAACTACGTTTACCAGATAGTCAATGAATTCTAACAAGTTGTCTTTGTTAATTGCCCCTTGATGGTCAACAATATGAATACGACGACCTTCTGACAGTTCTGCGTGAGCTTTCTTAATCTCATCCCAATCACGTTCATCATAAGGAATCTCGTTAATCTGTTTGTTTAGATGGATTGCACAGAACATTTCCATCAATTCTTCATACGTATCTTCCACAGGGATAATACCAATGTGGTACTCTGTCTCATTCCATGCTGTATATGCCATTTCACGTGTGAAAGCAGATTTACCAACACTGGATGGTGCAATTACAGTTGTGATTTCCCCTAAACCCATACCACCATAAGTAGCTACGTTTAAGTCACCCATTGAAGATGGGAATGGAATCAACTGCACCAAACCACGATTCTTCATTGCTTCAAAACCATCTGCAAAGTTCTTTACACCAGCAGGGCAATAACTTTCTGCATTATAGATACGTGATTTAAAATCTACCAAGACGTTTTTACGGTCTTTATAGTTTTCAGTCCACCACTGATTAAGGTCTTTTACACCTTCTGGATAGTGGAAGATACGAACCTTCTCAATAGGTAGAATCTTCAAAGTTTCTTTTGTCAGCTTCTGACCAACATCATCGTTATCGAAAGCTAGAATGATTTCTTCAAATGATGTAATCCACTTCCAGTTATCTTTGATACCACGAATATTTTCACCAGATGGTACAGACACTACCAAGTAATTCTTTTGACGTGCCTTTTCAATGCTCATCTTAATCATGTAATGACCAGTTTTTGCATCGACCTCACCACCAACGATGATAAGACGTTTACCACCACCTTCTGGCATCAACCACTGACCATACATGCAAAGCTTGCCAGAGATATCACCTACACCACCTGAAAAGTCCTTCATCTTCCCACGTAGTTCTGGTTTCTTGTAATCATCTGGAAACTTATGACGAATACGATAGCCTGTGTGAATGATTGGTGAAGTTTCATCATCTTCAATCTCATGCTTCCAAACTGGATAGTAATGAGCACAGACCTCGCCATCATCATCAATATCACACAATGCCCCAAAATCTTTTAAGGTTGATTCTGGAATTTTACGGTCTTTAAGACTCATTGCGCAGAGTTCAGTCTTAACAGCATCCATATCACGACCTAAGAAGGTACGGTTCTTTTTATCCCCTTCACCAGTGTAATGTGTCACCATCTTATCCTCTTCATAGTTCCATTCTGGAAAACCTTTCTTGCATGAGAAACATGTCATAGAGTATGAACCATCATCATGCTTATACACAGAACCAGCGTCAGAAGAACCACATTCAGGGCATCCAGTGTGACCAATATAAGTGCCAGCTTCTTTCAATTTCTTAGCCATTATCTTTCTTCTCCAATAAACTACCAGTTGCCATACACTAATCCCCTAAGACTTCCTTGTCAAGAATCCTATTTATTACTCACAGTAAGGCATTACTAAAAGGTCAAGACGTTTAAAGATTAACTCCTTAAACTCTTCCAAGCCTTTATCATTAACCAGATATGAATAAACATAGCAGTCAGAAATACCTTTCTCAGAAACATGAGAAGTAACTTTTGTTTTCAGATTAGGTCTTTCCACCTTGAAAATCCAAGAATGTATCCCACTCCCATCTACTCCCTCAAGCATTTCACACTCGTTATCAAAACGTACATCGGTGACAAAAACCACATCAGCATCACTCTTAATAATCTGATTCTTTACGATATCAGTCCAGAATGAATCTTTGACATTAGCACGTACAACATCAGTACCAAATACTTGATAGATTCGACGTGGGGATATCATAAAACTAAAAATATCACCTTTCACACTGTACGCGATAGATTCTTTCATAAGAGTTGCAAGAAGATTCAATGTAATGAAATCCGCAAGACGATTTGCTTCGTCCTCTGTCTCACAAACATCATGAAGAAGAACGTCTTTCATGCACTTGATTACCCATTCCAGTTTTGCCTCACAGCAAACAATCTCTTCTTTCAAGATTCCATCCCTGTGACGTTCATCAAAACCAAAGATTGAATCAACCGTATCTTTAAGACGTTCTGCAAAGTAGAATGAAGCTGTTTTCATACCCTTCTCTTCAAAGAACTCTTTCATGAACTTAGCAGCAGTGTCTTTACCAGACCGAGCTATACCATTCAATCCTATAACAATTTTCTGCATTTCGTTTACCTCACTTCTTAACGGGGTCTATTCTAAGACCCCTTTTGAGAGTTTGTATAGTATCTTTACAAAGCTTTACTTAGACTTAGCTAATTCGCAAACACCATCAAACACTTCTGTGAAGATTTCTGCCACGTCACCTTCTAAGTATTCTTCCAAGAAGAACTTACCGGATGCATGGAAAGCGTGAATCATGGTCTTGTCAAACTTTAATCCAACATCCCGAGACAGTCGGTTTACAAAGTGTCCTAATGGGATGTTTTTATATTTTTCATCCAGCATAGGCATTACAAAGCCAAACAGGTCAGGCATTGATTGCAGGACTGGTTGGAAGATACCTTCTAGAGTAATACCACCTCTGTCCATAACATCAAAGATATCATCCACCAATACTTCTGCAATATCTAGGAAGTGCTCTTTGTCGTAATGGCGTGTAACGTCAATGCTTGTTTCCATTGCCATGTTCCAGATTGCTTTCAGTGCAGTTAGATTCATAGCAGTCAAGTAGAAAGCCATGTCAGAATCATTTTCAAATGTATCTACAATCTTGGCAGCTTGTGCTTTGGTCAAAGGTTTTGCAAAGCTTGCAGTATATAGATTCAGACCAGCACGTAGCATTTGTTCAGAGATAAGCAGCATACCTAAAGCCATATTTGACCAGTTATCCTTGCTCATAGTATGACTTACAGTACGTACCACATGAGTAGAATCTGCACTAACTTCTGGTACGATACGTTCAGCAATAACGTCCAGAACATCTTTAAATGGTGAGAGTGGGTGCAGAGAGTTGTGAACAACATAGGTCTGCATAGCAGCCATTACCAGAGCATGTTCTGCAACTTCTGTGGAGTTAGCTTTTGAGTTAAATTGGATAGAAGTTTTCATTTTTATGTTTCCTCTTACTTGGTTTCTAATCTTGTCAGTTGTTTTGACAGGGAGAACTATAAAGATTCTGAATCACAGTGTCAAGCGTCTTTTTTAGAAATTTTTCACAAGATGGTTGACTCTTCTTTTTAGAAGATATTCTTTTATTGGTTATGTTTGTTAGATATTAAATAGGTTAAGAAAATCTATTTAGAACCTTTAACAAAACCTTTTTAAAAGATTCTTATAGACACCTACAAAGAACAACTGTACAATTCTCTTTAAAGAGTCTTTTAAGAACCCTGTTTAGAAAACCCCATGTAGCAACATTAAACCCCTTGTCAAGTTCTGTCAAGGGTCTTGCAAAAACTTCTTCAAAGGGGTACTATCAACACATCGTTTCAAAAGGAGGGAGAGAAATGGCAGAAATTAAGAAGAAATATAGAGTAGTTGGTGACTCCGAAACAGACGGTCTGTTACTTCAATTTTCAAAGTGTCACGTAATGGCTTTCTGTGATTACACCGTTCCAGAAGAAGAAGTAGAGAATCACATTTGGGTTTTTACAGATGAACCTATCCTTGGTGTGCCTGAAACAAAGTTCATTAAAGGTGGACTCCGTGAGGGTATTGAATTCATGTTACATAATTGTGATGAGGTTTGGATTCACAACTTCTTCGGTTATGACTATTGGGTATTTAATGAGATTGCTCCTGATTTGTTCAACATCAACACTGTTAAACCTTGGGATGATAAGTGGGGTGATTCACTTGTACAGAGTCGTGTTCAGTGGTATGACCGCCCTACTCCACGTGGTTATCGTGGTACTCATGGTTTGGCTGCTTGGGGTGCTCGTTGTGGTATCCGTAAACCAGAAATTGAAGAGTGGGGTGTATGGAACGCCAAGATTCTTAACCGTGTTGTAGAAGATATCAAAATCAACCGTCGAGCAAAACGTCAGTTGAATATTGAGTACAACAAACTGAAACGTTGTGGTGTAGATACTTGGGAAACTTATAAACGTACTAAACAAGCACAATTCTGGTTGACTGTTCAAGAAATTAATGGTTGGAAACTTGACCAAGACAAGTGTCGTGAGTATGTGAAACAGCTTGATATTGAAACTACCAAGATTGCAGAAGAGGTAGAGCCACATCTACCAAAAGTTATTAAGAATCGTGGTACACAAACTATAGAAGACTTTGCAAAAGAGTGGAATGAGTATGTTGAGCTTTCTATGGATGAGTCTTACAAGCGTATTACAAAGTGGCCTAAGACCAAGTATGTAGAGCGTCAACGTAATGGTGAGACTAAACTTTATCCTGTTAAACCATTAGCTAAACATGTTGCAAACCCTTTTACACAAACTGAGAAGGTGACTTATCAACTTGTTCATCAAATCACTGGTGAGGTTCATAAGAAGATTACTGACAAGTTAGCAGAAGCAAGGGCTTTGTATAATGAGTTGAATGAGAAACTTAATGAAGGTGTTACCAAGAAATCTCAAAAGGTAGTTTATTGGAAGCCTGTTAAGAAGACAGTTATGATGTTACTTTTGAAGAACAATGTGGTGAATCACTTTGAATTAGATTCAAACATGGTTACAGAAGACACAGTGATAGCTGCTCCTTACACTCCAATTATCTTTGAAGATGCTAAGATGAGTCAGACAGCACAAGTTCATAAGTATTTGTTCACAGTAGGTTGGAAGCCAACTGAATACAACTACAAGAAAGATGCTGATGGTAAGCCTATGAAGGTTTGTCGATTCAAGGATACTAAGAAGTTCTTACATCCTAACAAAGAGAATCGTCAAAAGCTTGAAGAGTTGGGTTTACAGAAGTTTGACTATAAAGGGAAGACTTACTTTGTTTATGAGTGGTCTTTGAAGAAAACTCTACCAGACTTGGAAGGGTCTCTGTTAAGAACTTCTCCTAAGTTGACAGAATCTTCATATGACTCCATTGAAGGTGAAATTGGACAGAAAATTGCTAGATACAACACTTTGATGCATCGTCGTCGTACTATGGAAAATTCGAAGGATGATGAGAAGGGTTGGTTGAACATGATTCGTCCTGATGGAAGAATGTCAGCAGGGGCAACGGTATTTGGTACTTCAACGGGTCGTATGACTCAAAGGGGTATTGTAAACGTTCCGTCTGGTGCGGCTGTCTTTGGGGCACCTATGAGGGAAGTTTGGATAGCCGAAGAAGATTGTTCTGTTGTGAGTTGCGATATGAACTCAGCCCAGCTAGTTCTTCTGGCAAACTTCATGGGAGACAAAGAATTCACTATTGCAGTAAAAGAGGGTAAAGAAGAAATTCAGTTTGAAAAGCAAGATGATGGTCGTTATTATTGCTCTCACACTGATGAGTATCTGAATCCAGAAACTGATAAGTATCTTTCTTATGATGAACAAAATGATGTTTACATTGTCTATTCAGGGACTGATGCACACACTATGAACAGTATCTACTTCGGGTTAAATGAAGAAGAGGACATTATCAAGTGCCGTGAAACACAGGATGAAGAGTTACATCATAAGATTTCTGGTGGACGTAAGAAAGCTAAGAATGGTATCTATGCACTTCTTTTTGGGGCTGGTGATGCAAAATTTGCTGCAACTATCAAGATGAAGAGTCAGGAAGAAGGTGCAATGGTTAAACAAACCTACTTCACAAAACTTCCAAAGATTAAGCGTCTATTAGACCGTTTGGAAGAAGACTTTAAGATGTACAAGAAAGCATTGGAAGAGGTATTTGGCAAGTCTCATCCAATCTCAAAAGGTGGATTCGTTCATGTTGCTGGTGCTTATGTTTGGGTTAAATCACCACACAAACTGTTAAACTATCTGTTGATGGGTTCAGAAGCACAGATTCAGAATGAAGGTGTTAACTTATTGTGTCGTCGTCTTTTGGAAGAGGGTCATATGGTTCTGAACGGACGTAAACCTTGTACTGGTGCTCGTTTGTTAGCATGTATTCACGATGAAGCTTCAATGGAATCTCCAAATGATATTATCGGTGCGGTTAAAGACGCAATGTCATGGCACTATGGTGAAGCTTCTAAGAACTTGGGACTTAAAATGGAAACCTTAGTAACAGGTGAAGCAAAAGCTGGTAAGTCGTGGTATGAGGTACATTGATGAGAGATTGTGGATTCACACATGAACAGTTAAAATCTTGGTTAGATTATGACCCCGAAACAGGGGTCTTAACATGGATTGGCAGACCTCCACACAGTAGTAGGGTGGTTATTGGAAGCCAAGCCGGAGCAATTAAGCGCACAAGGTCTGGTGTGTATATGCACACACAGATTTTAGGGTACAGAACAGGCAATCACCGAATTGCTTGGTTCTGGATGACAGGTAAGTGGCCTAATAAACAAATTGACCACAAAGATGGAGACGGCTTGAATAATGCTTGGGACAATCTAAGAGAGGCCACAAAAGAACAGAACATGTCTAATAGGAGACAACCTAGAACATCAAAAAACTTAAAAGGTACAAGTAGAAGTAAGTCTGGTAAGTGGAAATCCCAGATTAACCATAATGGCAAGACTATACATATAGGGACGTACACAACAGAAGAAGAAGCCCATAAAGCTTACTGTGAAGCTGCTGTGAAACTCCACGGAGAATTTGCAAGCTTCGAATAAGAAACTTTACAAAGGCTGGTCTATCAAGATTGGCCTTTTTCATTTATACTCTTAAAGTACACAAAGCACAAAGTGTTTATAGCCAAATGCCATGAAATCTTTACAATCTCATACATTTTAGGTATCTTAATAGTGTAAGATATATACAATTGAGGTAATTACTATGATTGAGATACTTTTAGAACTGCTTGTTGCTATAGGTACTTTCGCTGTTGCTTACTTGATTACTAAAGCTGTACAACATCAAGCAAGTAATCCAGAAGTAGAAGACAAAGAATGATAACACTCAATGGGGTGTGTATAGCACTCCCTTCACTTGGAGGTGTGTATGATTAAGACGCTTTCTAGAATTCAAAATGATTGTTGGAAGGGTACTCTTGTAGACCATGAAACTGGTGCAATAGTTTTTGAAGCTTATGCTCAAAAGAAAGTCACTGTGGAAGATGCTCTTGATGAATACTTATCAGGAAACCTTGACAGAACATCTGATAAGAAATTCTCCAAAGAACTTAAAGAGATTTTCGCTAAACACGATGCTAAGATTGAGCATGGGAAGAAACTTGTTGCAGAGGGTAAGTTGGGGAAACGTAAACAATGATTTGTGCAATATTCTTTAGCGAAACCTTTCTAGGTCTTCTATTACTATTTTTATTGATAGTTGCCACACTCATCTATGAAACAAAGATTAAAAAGAGGAATTGAGCATGACAATACTTGCAATAATCATGGCTGTAATAGCTCTTGCAGTCATCAAGAAAGGTTTAGAGGATTTGTAAAGGACTGTAAAGGTACTTGCAAGCTAAAATGTCTAAATTTAAGATAATTTCATCTTGAAACGGGAGGAAAAGGAAATGAAAAAATTAGCTTTGGCAATTGGTTTGACAATGGCTTTGACTGGTTCTGCTATGGCAAATGCAACTATGACAGCCGTTATGGGTGCTCTTAATTCAGCGTCCACTATCAACGAAACCTTGAAAGATGTTGGGGTAGATGTTGGTTCAGTCTTTGACAGTAAGTCAGGAGGTTTCAATAGTGCAGAGAAAGCAGCTAATGCTATCTGGATGCCTGACAGTGAGGCTAACGTAGCTAAAGAGACCTCAGAGTATGGGAAAGAAATGTTATACCGTTCTCAGGCTTTCTATGGAGGTTGCCAGTTAGTTCGTCGTAACCTTACCCAAAATGATGTAGATGTTTTGACACGTGGTGAAGGTCGTCACTACTTACATGACTTTGCAGAAGGTACTAAATATGGTATTGATAAGAGTCGTGATTGTGATTCTGGTGGACGTGCTTGGTATCACTTTGCATTAGCAGATGCTATGGAAGATGCAGGTAAATAATCATGAAAAGAATCTGGAAAGACTATGGCCAGATGGAAGCCAAACTTATCACAGTGCATGATGATGGTGAACCAATCTGTATCTTTATCGGTTATAAAGAAGACATTGCAAAGTACCTGTTGAATAGTTGGTTCCATTTTGGAAAACGTGGTTGGGCTATGGTAAAATCTGATAATGTCTCTATAGAAGATATTTCTGATATTCAGGCATACCAAAGAAAATTTCCAGATGGGGTTATCCTTGGTTATAATCCGATTGAAGAAAACGCAAAAGTAGATTTTGAAATGAACTGGTGAATATAATGTATAAAGTTGAACCTGTATTCAAACGAGACAAGAAAGGCAAGTTGCGTGTATGGTATGGCTACGTTGAGAATAGTGGAGTTGTTCACATGTTCTCAGGTGTAGATGGTTCTGATAATCACGTTGAAGAATCTTATCAAGCTGAACCTACTAACGTAGGTAAGAAGAATGAAAGAGACCCATTCTCTCAAGGTGTATTTGAACTCAATTCACGCTTGAAAGCTAAGATGGATAAAGAGCGTTACCAAGATAGTCGTGATAAAGCAATGGGTTACGAATCTTGGGATGTAATGCTTGCAAAAGACTATACAGATGGTAAGAACTCTGAGAAGGTTGAGTATGGGAAATGTGATGCTCAACGTAAGCTTGATGGTGTTCGTACTAAGATGTATGGACAGGAAGGTTCAGTAATCTCATATTCTCGAAAAGGTAAAATCTATAAGATTCCTGATTTGATGAATAAAGAGATTAATGACCTCTGTAAGAAGATGAAGAAAGATGTTCACTCCATTGATGGTGAAATGTACATACATGGGATTCATCTTAAAGATATTAACAGCTTGGTTAAGAATTCTAAAAAGGAACAACGTAATGAGCTTATTCTATCCGTATTTGACTTTCTGCCTCTGGACAGAACATTGGATTGGTCTCAGCGCAGTAGTTTGCTCTATGGGCAATTACTTGACACAGTAACAGCTTCTGGATATGAGCGTATCCAAGTTGTCCCAATGGTTTCTTCTTTGAAGAATGAAGAAGACGCTCGAAAAGCACATATGCAATTCTTGAAAGATGGTTATGAAGGTATTATGCTACGTAACCACAAAGGGATTTATGCTTTTGGGGAACGTTCTTTTGATTTACAGAAGTGGAAGATTTTCAAAGATGCTGAATTTGTCATTGTTGGTCTACAGCTTGATAAACGTGGTTTGGGACAGCTTGTGGTTATGCTTCCGAATGGGACAACTTTGTCTGTTGACTGTAATGTCCCGCAAGACGTTAAAAAAGACTTCGTAGTAAACTTTGAAAGTAAGTATAAAGGTAAATTATTAACAGTGAAGTTCCAAGATTGGACTCCCGATGGTTCTTTGGAATTCCCACGTGGTGTAGCAATTCGTGATTATGAGTAACAAATAAGGAGATATTCAAATGCAATTAGATAACGTAGTTTCAAAAACCCATGACAAAGTAACTTATGTTCTGTGCTTCTATGGTAAGCCTACAGAGACAGAGAAGTTGATTGGTGAAAGTCTTCTGGACAAGCTTATTGCTAAGGTAGACGACATTCCTAGCTTTACAGGGACACGTAAGAATGGTTACCAGCAGTTGGGTTCAGCTATCTCTAATAAGAAACTTATGACGGGTTCTAGCAGCATTGTCAAGGCACGTTTGATTAGTACCATCCATGAAGAGATTGATGGTGTAGACACTGTAATGCTTGATGCAGAAATTGAAGGGTTTGGTTCTGCTAAAACCTTCGCATTCAGTCGTGAAGACTTAAATATCCTGTTCTAAGTAAGGTTTTGTAAAGGGGTTTGAAAAGACCCCTTTGAAGAACTACTATTTAGACATACAAAACAGACAGGGGAAAGGAAATGATTCGATTTTGTGTAGTAGAGAAGTTGAGTGGAAGAACTATCTCAGACTTCTATAGTAATGTTGGCAATGCACGTAAAGGTGCTTCACGATATCTTTATCCAGTCCGTATGTGGGCTATTGCTCAAGTCGCTCAACAAACTGGTGAGTTTGATAGTCTGCAACGTATCTTTAAAGAACATGGTCTCCCAAACTCTGATTCAATTCGTGTAGATGTTTCAAGAGATAAATTGGAGAGTTACATTAATAAAGCCAAGGATGAAGGTGACTTTAAACAAGTAGCTGATTTAGAAATGGTTCGTAATTGGATGTTGAAAAATGACGATACTATCCGAGAAATGGCTAAAAGCATTAAGAACGTTAACTGGAAGAAAAGCGATGATTGCTTTGAGATTTTAAAGGTTGACACTGATAAACGTACTATAGAGGTCTTTAAAGATACTTAAATACACAATGGAAAAGGTTCTGTACTTTGCAGATGGTGAGAAAGGTTTGCACGTATCTATCACCGAACCTTCTCATTCAGATTTATCAGAACGTGTTATGAAGTGTCTTGACCGTGACTGGATAGTTCAAGTTGCTCAAGATGATTCTGGATGGTATTACAAGACCACTTTAAAGGGAACTTTAGCACTTATTGACCTTCAAATTGAATGGCGTAAAAGAAATGGTAAAAGTATTGAATCTTTACTTGAACGTAAAGCATTCTTAAAAATGTGTGAAGCAGGGGAATAAGAAAATGAAACCAACAAGATTAAATCGTGATGTTAAAGCATGGCTACGTCAACCAATCATTACTCAGATGTTGTTGAAGAATATTTACCAGCAACAAGGGGTAGAGTTCAAAGGTGGAGATAGTTTTAGTGTGGTTTGTTTTGTTGACCAAGAAGACTTCTTCAATGTGACCATCAATGATGAGGTTGTATTAAAGACACCTAACGTGTTTGTACGTCCAAATGGTACAGTCACACTTGAGGTTTGGAGAGAAATAACTGTAGAGCACTTGGAACATCCTGAAAAGGCAAAGGTTGCTAAGGATTATTTAGAAATGTTCCAGAAGACAATCTTTGAAAAGATGGTTGAAGGTAAGGAAGAAATGTTCTTTGAGTGGAGTGAGTCAGAAGGTAAGTATGTTCTGCAAAGTACTGATACAACTGTACAAGCTTTCTCTACAGAAGTTGTACCAGATGCTTTGACTGACTTCTTGATAGACAGCTACTTGCATGTTAAAGTTAAAATCATTGCAGCTATTGACGGGCAAGTTATTGAATAATGAAATAGGGAAAATAAGAAAATGACTATTAAAGCTATCTTTGCAACTGACTCTGTAGGAACTTTTGGGATTGACAATCATCTACCTTGGCCTAAGAACAAAGAGGATATGACACTCTTCAAGAGAATGACCACAGGAACCATTGTAGTAATGGGTTACAACACTTGGCAGTCACTTGGTGGAAAGCCTCTTCCAGACCGTGTTAATGTAGTGGTCACAACTGGAAGGGGTCTCTTAACTGGTGAAATGGAGGTGTGTGAAATTAATGGTGAACATGTTATCTTTGTAAAGCCATTTGATTTAGAGAATACACTACGATGGTTAGAAGACCAATCTAATATTTGGACTAGTAATGACCGGAGATGGACTACCAACACTATCTTTGTAATTGGTGGAAAGTCTCTTCTTATTCAACTAGCACATATGTTTGATGAGGTTTACCATACAGAGATTTTTGGAGATTATCATGATAATGGTGAAGATATTACCCAAGTAACTATCAATGGTAACGAATTGGGGCATATTACAAGCTGTCTGCATAAAGCTTTCTTCCGTTATCTCCCAGATGGTTCTGGCAAAGTAACAGCCTACACAAAGACTTCTAAGTAAGGGGATTGTAAAATGAGTATATTAGATGTTCGTTACAAAAGCATTGCTAATTTTATTCAGAAGTGTGGTTCTGTGAGAGATACACGTACAGGGGAAGTTAAATGTTCTTTTAACACTCCACACATTTTTTATGATATGCGTAATGGCTTTTCTATTCTGACTTCTAAACAGGTTTATATGAAGGGTGTTTGTGGAGAGTTGTTGTGGTTCTTAGGAGGTCACAATGATTTGGGTAGTCTACGTGTAAAGACATTTGGTGTAGATGAAGGTCAAAGAACTATTTGGGACGATGATTTTAAACGTTGGAGTGAAGAACGTGGGATGATTGAGAATGCTGATTGTGGTGGACGTATCTACGGTGTACAGTGGCGTAACTCAGTCGGCTATTCAGGTGTTCCGGTAGACCAGATTAAGAATCTTGTAGAAGGTATTAAACGTGACCCTTATAGCCGTTATCACATTGTTCAAGCATGGAATCCAGCAGATATTGCACAAGGTTTGATGGCATTACCACCTTGTCATATGATGTTCCAAGTTGACATAGATGATGGTCAGTGGCTTGATTTAAAATTCTATCAACGGTCTGTAGATTTGTTCTTAGGGGAACCATATAACCTAGCTTCATACGGACTCCTAATGCACATTCTAGGACGTTTGACAGGGTATAAACCACGATACTTAACAGCTATGTTTGGTAATGTGCAAATCTACAAAGACCACACTGAACAGATGGAGCGTTTAATCAATAACGAACATTATGATGCACCTAAACTTATTCTTCCAGATTCTTTCGAAACCTTGGAAGAACTTGAAAGACTGACTGCTGTAGATTTTGGTAAATTCTTCCCAATCTATAACAATGCAGGTGTGATTAAAGCCCCACTGATAGTATCTAAGTAACCCATCTTTTAAGAGAGACCCCTTGATTGGGGTCTTCTCAAACTGAAATCATTTTTTGATTTCTGCTTTAACTTCCAGAGCACTAACTACTGCTGTAAGTCTGTTGATGGAGTCAGTCAGCTTATCCAAGTTAGAGTTGGTTTTTTCAGAATCTCTTCTCAGAGAATCAATATAAGCTTGCTGTTGAGCAAATTCCTGTTTCAATAGGTTCACGTCATTTTGCACATCCTTAATGTTTCCATAGTCTTTATTGTTGTACGCTTGCATCTGTTCAACTTGTTTATTCAAATCCCCAATTTGATTGTTCAGGTTAGCCCATGAAACAACAAGTGAAACAAATGTTGCAATTAAAACTGCGACGTTATCTTTTAGAACATCTTGGAACCATCTCATTTACCTACCTCTTTAGGATTTACACTCCCCTTATTTTGATAGAAACTGTTGTAGAGGGTATCAACAAACTCATCATCAATAGGGGTCTCAGTTTTTGAAGCTAGATATCTAGCAAGTTTAAAGAACATAAACTCTAGAGTGTTATCACTAAACAATGCCACTACTAGGTTTACTCCAAAGTTAATTAAGATTGTCTTTAACAGTGTAATCAGAAAAGGCATTTGTTAGTCCTCTTTGAAAGAACAAAAGAAAAGGGTCTTTACAGACCCCATTTTTAACTAACCACAAGAATTGGTACTTGTTTACCTACCCTTGGAGCTAGGAAGTTAATTAGACCGGAAGGGTCTGTACAGTCATACTGTGAAAGCTTCCCACTGATAAAGGTTGGTTTAAATGTGAAGTTTGTCCCATCAATGTTTAAGACCCAATTCTTATTAGGCATTGTTGAGAGGACTAAAGTTGCAGCAGGGTATTGACCTCCAAGTGTAGCTGTGGATAATGAAAGTACAGTGTAACCACCAATTGTACCAGTCATAGAACCTGTAGCGGTTTGACCACTGCTAATATACCCATATGTTACAATTGGGCCATTTGTATACTTACCTACAGTCATAATAGCATCTGCTTTAGACTTACCCACTAACTCACTCATCCAACCTGCGGCACTTAAACGAACCGTTGTACGGGCAGCACTCATCCACCTCTGACCAGTTTCTGCTACAGCAGACGAACCCACCCATCCTGATTGCACAGGCATTTTTAAAGTCTCCTATAAAAGTGGACTTCCCTGTCCAAAGTTAATTATTTAGAAAGTGCATCAACACGTTCTTTTAGTTCTTTGATAGCTTCTACCAAGAGAGCGTTAACAGCAGAACCAGAAACTACTAAGATGGTGTTGTCTTCTGTGTCCTTGCTTTCTGTAACGGCTTCTGGCAAGACTTCTTGTAAAGTTTGGGCAATGATACCTGCTTCTCTTCCAACAATCTTATCAGACCCTAGAGAGGCTAATTTATCGTATGTGTAACCAGAGAGTTTGCAGACTTTATCAAGAGCACTATCAATCTTAACAAGGTCTTTTTTCAGTCTTCTGTCAGAACGAATGTAAACGTCATTGAAGTCACCATTTCTACCTGCTTGGAAGTCACCAGAAGCATTAAAGTCAAAGGTAGCATCGTGTACATGCAATCTTGTGATAGCTTTAGTAATATCACCACCTGCTACATAAACACCCATTGCAGCAATGTGATATTTACCCCAATGAGTAGCTTTCCAGATGTTATGTGCATCAGTTGTTGAATTTTGACAAGATACCGCTAAACCTGCTGAACGTTGCCTCCATGCAGTCCATGCACCACCTTGTACAGAACCTTTAATAAGACCCTGACCTTCTCCTGTAACAGTCTGTGTATCATCCAACTGAATCATTCTGTTACCAAACAGGTGAGTGGTTGTTGCAGAGTTGTTTGTCCTGATTCTTAACATACCACTGTCGTCACCAAAGACTACAGCTTTCTCTTGACCAGCAGCATTCTGCATCCAGATAACCTTGTTACCATCCCTCCTAATGTACTGGTCGCTATCCATAGTCACTGTAGAGGTTCTAACACCTGATATAACACTTAATGTACCATTGATAGCAAACTGTACAGTTGCATCATCTGCATTAACTCTTTGTGAGTACCAATGCCAACCTTTTGTATCAGAGCATTCAAAAACTGATTGTCTAGCAGATGTACCCCAAAGTCTGATATTAGTTGCTCTTGTTTGAGGTACTACCCCACTCCCTTTAGGGTTCCATGTAATCTGAGCACCTACAGAGGCAATACCATCCATTGTGAAGTTCTTGCTCAGATATACGTTCTCACCAAAGTTCAAACTACCGTTAGCATTGTTAATGTAGAGAGGTCTTAAATTATTGTACCCACCATCTGCATCGTTCGGGTTAGTTAGCAGAAAGTAGGTGTTTCCACCATCATTTCTAACTAAGAATGAAGGGTGAGCTGTATTGTTTGTTCTCAATCTTAATTGGGCTACTTCATCACCAGCTAAATCAATGGCTAAATTACGTTTAGAGTGGATTCTACCATTAGATAAACTTAGAACGTTTTGACCTTGTGCAATAAACTGGAAGTAGTTAGTATCACCATAGAATCCGTGGTCAGTTTCACCAGCCATAGTGATTTTGTACCAGTTACGTTTTCCAGTACCACCAGAAGTATCGCCAAAGAGACCTTGGTCACTATTACTTGTCAGAACTCTTCTGATAGACACCGCTTGAACACAAGTTGTAGGTTTACTTGCAGAACTCACGTTAGGGAACCATACCAACTCTTGTGAAGTTTTGTAACCTAAGTTTGGTTTAAAGGTGAATGTACCGTAAGCGTAGCGAGTTGGCTGCCACCAAATTGCATAGACGTTTGCCCTAACTTCTTCCAAACCCATTGCCCCAAATGGGAAAATAGAACCTTCCAAGTAAACTGACAGTTCTGCTCTACCAACTTCGTTCACATTAGCAGGTGTGTTGTTAGAAGTTCTGAGAACCATTCTAAAATTACCTTGCTGTTGGAACTGACCGTTGAAGCCTCTGCCACCTACAAAGTCAAATTCAGCAGACAAGCCATTCTGACCAACTGCAACTTCACAGATTTTCCACCAACCACCTGCGGAGTTCTCACCAACTGTCCAACGCTTCTGTAAAGAGTCAACTTTAGCCCAAATAACATCTTCTGAGATTGCACCAACGTCAGCAGCAGTAGGTTTGTTAAGTTCTGAGTAGACTTTAACTTTCTTATGAGTACCGTTCTCCCAAACATGGTAACCTAAACCAGTTTGAGACATTTCCAAAGCAGTAGCCCATGTTGCAGCAGGGTCTTTAGGGTCATTGTGTCTTAACAGAATAAAGTCTTTCCAACCAGTAGTTGTTACAGCACCTGTAATGTCATTCCCTGAGAAGAAGAAACCTGAACCAACGTTATATTTACCAAGATAATCTCTACCAAAGTCTGAATTAGCGGTTAACTGTGTACCTCTAGTACCAAGACCAAAAGCACCAACCTTCATAAGTTTGTTTGTATCAGAATCTGTTGAGGAAGTCTGTACATTTAACTTAGCAGCAGTCCCTAAACCTGTTACTTGGTCAGCAGTTGGAAGATACTTAGTAGAGAATAAGTAACCCCAATCACCCCAAGTGCTAGTATCTGCATTAAAGGTTCTAAAACCAAACTTACCACCACCTCTGTAATCAGTACCCATCTGCCAATGGTAACCAGAAGAGTTGAAGTCAACAAACGTACCAGTGATTCCTACAGGAGCATTGTCAGCATCTTGATAGCCAAAGAAAGTAGAGTTTCTTGGTGCATCATTGAATGAGGTAAAGTCTGCATCTGGTTTAAATCCTTTAGAGACAAAAACATTCTGTGAAGCAATGTATGGAATATCTGCACCATTTGGTACAAATTCACCGTTAAAGACTTTTACCCAAGCAGCCCACTGACCTACAGCAGCATCATAGGTTCTCTGATAAACTTTGTTACCAGACTTAGCGCGATATACCTGAACACAACCATTGATACCATTCATGTAAACAGTTAAAGTACCACCTAAAGCAACTGGATAGTGTCTACCTGTGGTAGCATCTGTGCCGTTTCTTTGATGCCAGTTACCTTCAAATTGGTTACCACGAATGGTGTCTAAGTCAGTTGTACCCAAGTTACGTGAAGCTGAAACTGCACCAGCATCTGCAAAGGTAGGTTTAAAACCTTCATGATAGACTTTAAAGTCATTTACAAAGAGATTCTTATTAGAAGTGATTCTATCAGTTGCTAATGTAAGTGAAGTGTTGTCTTTAGTGTTGATAATTGTTAAGAAATCATCACCAGCATCTTTACCAATCTTAGCAATAGATTTTCCAGTTGAATCTTCAAAGTGAATGAAGTTACCCATCAAATCATCTTTGTTTTTCAATACCAGTCTATTCTCATCATCACTATTAATTTTTAGTACACCAGTCATAGTGTCGCCAGCAACATCTACAAAGGTACTGGTAGCCCACTGAGAAGTTTGTAACAGTAAATCTTGAACTTCTTTTTGAGTGTATGCACCAATCTCTGTAGGAGTTGGTTTGTCAGCTTCTGTATAGACTTTGTAGTTAGACTGTTTTACACCATCTTTATCATAGCCATATACATAGACTTTTGTACCAGTCCCTGTACCACCATATTCAAAAGTAAAACCACGTGCATGAGCACCATTGGTAAACTTAGGGTGCGTTACATGAAGAGTTAGCCCTTTGAATCCAAGGGTATCATTAGTTCTGTAGTAACCTGAAAAACCAGCATCCCACATACTAGGGTCTTCAATGATATCGGCAGTACGAGTAGTAAGAGGTGCATTCTGTTTCCATCCAACTGATTTCATTAAGAAACGCTGGTCAGCTTCCAGTTTAGACCATGCACCAACATCTGTAGCAGATGGTTTAAAACCAGTGTGATAGAAAGTTTCTTGCTTGTTGTTGATAGTTACTGTGGGATTCTGTGCAGCACGTACTCGTAAAGGCAAAGCTTCATCACCAATCCACAGAACGTTCTTATCGTCAATCTGTGCAATCTTCTTTTCTTCACCAGTAGCGAGCAATCCACCTAAAAATACACGGTTAGCAAGTAACAACTCACCAACCATCACGTCACCATGTTTGTCAACTTTCGTATCTAAACCTGTACCACGTAAAAAATCCCCAATAGATACTTTCATATCTTGTGGAGAAACCATGTTAGTACGCTTTGAAACACGAACTAATAAGTAGTCTTGAGAGATTAAGTCCCCATCAAATCTATTTAATTGTTCGATGTTATAGTAATTCAATACATCATCAGCCATTAAACTTAATCCTCTATAAATAAGTTTGAGTGAATTTTCTCATCAGAGTTCAATTATAAACCTGTTTGTCAAGTTTTGTAAAGGGAATGTCATATAAATGAAAAAGGGTCTCCCTAGATTGCTCTAGAAAGACCCCTGTCAATTAGGCTGTTCTACGCCAGACATAAACTACTTCGGAAGGTTGCTCTACTGAGAAAGCTGCACCACCACCTGTAGCATTAGTGTTACCACTGTGTGTATGACTGTTATTGGTTGCAACTGAAACTGTGATTGCGTGAGTATGGTCACCAGTTGTGTTAGAGGCTTTTGAACCATAATCAAATGCAGAAGTATTACCACTCACCGTATGGTTATGAGCACCAATTGCCACAGAATGATAGTGGTTACCTTCTGTACTTGTATTGGCACGTCTTTCTAAACCTTCACTTGCCTGTTCTGCTCTGCCAAAACCTCTGTCACCTCTGTCAAGTTCAATGGTATGGGAGTGAGCACCAGTTGTGTTGGTGTTCTTAGTACCATAATCAAACGTGCTTGTAGTACCACTGAAAGAATGACTATGAGAACCAATGTACGTAGAGTGAGCATGGTTACCAGCATTAGTTGCAGAAGCAGAGGCAGTATGGTTGTGAGCACCACCTGTCAAAGTTACTGCGTGAGTGTGTGAAGGTAAGTTATTTACATTGAGTGTAACAGTTGCTGCACCAAATTGTGAGCCTACAGCCCTTCCAGCATTTCTATCATCATACCCTACCAAACATCTACCTTTAGAAGCAAGTACCCATGTACCACCACACAGAAGGTATGTGGATGGGTTAGCAGAGTTATAAGAGATTACTGTACTGCCAATTGGGTATTGGTCTTGGATTGCTTTGTAAAGTTTGTAAAGTGCATCTGCTGCAACATACTTACCAGTGTTATTCTCAGTATAGGTGTGTGTCTCTGTCCAGTTCTGAACGTTACCTAAACCAACTTGTGTCTTAGTAACTCCATGAGGGTTCCCTTTGTCATTGACGTGATTCCCAATCGCCTGTTGTACTTCACCGGATGAAAGAACTCCTAAGTTCTGTCTTGCAGTTGCCTTATTAGGTACATCTGCTAAGTTCTGAGCACGTTCTAACTGAGAAACGTTTAATACGTTACCTAAACCAACTTGAATCTTTGTAACGTTATGTGGGTTATCAGTCCTATCAGCATGTTCAGCAACTGCTTGATTAACTTCATCTGCTGAAAGAATTTCTAGATTCTGTCTAGCAACTGCTTTATCTGGAACATCTGATAAGTTGTCTGATTTGATAAGTTGTAATTCATTCACAACATTACTCAAACCAATTTGTCCTTTAGTTACTGCGTGAGGGTTATCAGTTCTAGAAGTGTGTGGGTAAAGTACATCACCAAGTGTTGCACGTCTATCTTCAACACCCTCTTTCAAATGCATGATATCAGTTAAACGCAAAGGGAGGGAAGCCTCCGGTAAGGCGTTAATTTGAATTTCACCGATTGCCATTAAAAACTCCTATTAAGAGGGGTCAATAAAGACCCCTTGTAAACTTATTCTTGACCAATCTGAGGCGCTTGGTGTTCGTACCAATAAACCTTACCAGAACTATTTAATTGGTTTTCGTCAGTTCTAAATAGAACAAATCCAATTTGAACCCAATCGGGTCTCTCAATAGCTGAAAGTCTAATCTCATGAGTTGCAGGAGTTGTCTCATCAATATGTGTTTCTTGGTAAAGATGGTGTACAACACGTGACAAAGCATTTATCATGTAGTTAAACCACTGTCTACCCATTGGTTCATCTTTTAAAAGACCCGTCTGTTGAACTTCGTCTGGTGGAACAATCTTTGTAGGGTTACTGTCAGGGTCAAACTCATCTACAGCCCATTGGAAAAGTAAAGTTTTTAAAACTTCATGATTGTCATTGATAGAACCTAACTGTCGCATATTCTTTTTACTCATTTTTAAGATTCTCCTTCAATATCTTTTCTATCGGTTTTGCCTCTGACTAACTGAGAGACTTCACACATATAACCAAAACTACCACCAAGAATAGATTCTTTCTCAACTGCTAAAGCACCTTCTTGTAAGCCTTTAGTAACCAGTAATAAACCTTCATCGTCAGGTTCTTTATTAACTTTTAACAGACCTCTTCTTAAACCAGCATCTGCTAAACAACCTGCACCATACATTTTAAGTCTACCACCTGCATCAGTGGCTGTTACAATAGCTCGGTTAGTATCTGTTACAAACTGGTTACCTTTTTCATCAACAAGACCTTCTTTCTCACTGGTAACCTCTTGTGGAGTCCATGCCATACCATCAGGGGTTCTGTCTCTGAGAATAACCACACATCCAGTAGTTGTAGGAGAGATTTTATTAAGAGTTAAGGTGGCATCTGTTACTTCATTCTGAGTACGTACTCTCATAACAATACCACCAGTAATGTACTTATCAGTGATATGTTCATAGATTTGTGTGTATTCAGAGTTATAAATACTTGCCATAGAAGACATTAGTGATTCAGGAGTACCAGAAGAACGACGCAACATAACACGTGTAAAAAGTAATGTTCTGTATTGGTCGTCAGGCATACCTACAGGTCTTACAGTGGCTAGTAATTTACCAAGGTTATCTAATTGAACACCTACAGCAGTGTGGATATTACGATTATTGTAAACATCCCATGCAAGTTCTTCTGTGATTTGTACCTCTTTCATAATAGCTTTTAAGAAAGTGGTGTAGATGAACTTTTCTTTGAACTGTGTAGGTGTCCTCTCATCAATAGCCTTAGTGAAATAATCTTCAATAGGCGTATAAGGCATTACTGAGGTTCCTCTGTTAAATCATACTGGTTAGATTCCCAAACAGTATACTGGTCAGCAGCAATTGAGATACGTTCAGTGGTGTATTCACCTTCATCTGGTTTTGTCTGTTGGTTTGTGGAAGTGGCTACTTTAATTTCATTAACCACAATACCTTGAACAGCTTTATAGACATATCCATAGATTCTGTTAGGGATAATATCACCACCAACTTTAAGTGTACGTCCATATTCGTTGATTGCCAACTTAATTACATCTTGTAAATCCTTTTTCTCAACACTTAATGCTTCTTCATCATAAATTGTATAAGACAATTTGACAAATGCATAGCGAGGAATTGGTCTAGCAAAGAATAAAGTATGAGTACCACCACGGCTATCAATGGCTTCACCAGAAGTTGTACCAAATGCTCTGATACCAGCGGGTTTACTTTCCCAAATAGCCTGAGCAATCTCGTTTACGTCACCACCTACTACAGTAATCTTGAAAGATTTAGCAGGGATACCATCTACAGGAACTTCGGTGTCATTCTCTGTCCCAATTACATCAGATACACCAGATACACGCTCTACGTTTGATACAATAGCGTCTAGTGTGGAAACACCAGTAACAATCAAACTGGATAGGTATCTTTCACGTAACTCTGTGTCAGTTTCTTTATCTCTACCAGTTGTTAAGTCATAACGGTTATAAACACTATCAAGACCTGTAACTTGAGTGTCAATCTCAATCAAAGTACCAGCAAGACCAATGATAGCACCTTTATCTTCTGAAACCACAGGGTAGTAACAAGTAGTTTTACCAAACGTCATATAAGATGTTGCAGTGATAATCATATACTTTGTACGTTCTACTTTATCACCTTCATCTTTATAGATTCTCAGGTAGGGTGTTTTGTCCTTATCGTCATCATGTAGGACTTGAGCTTTAGCAACAATACCACCATTAATAGCTTTAGCTAATTCTGTAATAATCTTTTCAGCAGTTACTACAGAATCTGGACGGTATGTATATGAGATATTATCAATGATAATTACATAGCCTTCATCTGCTTTAATGTTGTTGACTCTAACCTGAGTCTCAATACAACGGCTTGGACGAATAACAAAAGAATCACTTGGGTAGAAGATAAATCCAGAAGTTGTTCTTAAACGAGTTGTACTAGGGACACTAGCACCAACATCACCTGTGAATTCAGCGTATCCAGTTGTAGGTTGGTCTACATAACGGTAGATAGCATTTAACGCTGTTAGTTCGTCAAGTGCGTACCCTTCGGCTTTATCAATAATCTGTGCATCATATACTTCTGAGATTACTTCATGTACATCTGCCAAACTTCTCGCTACAGTTGCTAGGAAGATACCCATATCTGAGTTCTCTGACAAATCTAAGTTTGGAGATAGTTCTGTGAATAGTTGGTCTTTGATTCTATCAAAAATCTGTTGATATCTATCAGTAACCAAACCAGTTTCTGTCATACCTGCCATTATAATTTTACCTCTACTAATTGTTTAATTGGTTGACCAGTTGAATTAGTTGTTACATCAAAGTCCAATGTAATCTTTCTAGTGGCATTATCTAGAACTGAATCATAGTTGTAGAGGCCATCTACCCCTTGGGTATCTAGAATATAATGTCTCATGTAGTTATCAAAAATACTTGTATGTGTTTTAAACTTACCAAGTTGTGCGTAAGGGAATCCAGCCTGTGTATTAAAGAACACTTCCCCTTTTCTTAAATAGCATCGAATATGTAATCTTTGAGCAACTTGAGTAGCTAAATCGTCATCTGGAATTAATTTGATTTGACCGTCAGGACTTAATTTAAAATCTCCGTGGTCAACGAAAATCTTTTCTTGGCCTAACTGGACTGTATAACCAGCACCAAGATTTAATGCAAAATCTGTAGCCATTTAAAATACCTTTATGCAGGAGGTTGAGTCTCATCTTCACCACTACTGCTAGTCCAGTAATAATGGTGTTGGTGACTGTTAAAGTCTAAACCATCATGGTTATAGAAGTTTTCACCATAAATTCCTTCTTTTGCATAAACAGTCTTGTCAGTGGTAATCTCTTTAGTAACATGGAGAGAACCATCTAAAATAGCTTTACCGTCTTCTTGGAAGGTAAATGATAAAGACCCAAACTTGAGTTGAACATTATCAGGGTCTGGTTTGAAATTCTGTTTAGCTGAACTGAATCCTACAAAAGCAACACAATCTGAAATATCATGTGAACGCTTACCATTAACAGAGACTGCTTGGTCACTGTCCCCCGTAGCTAACTGTTCAAGAGGTAGCATAGAGAATGATAACCAACATTTATCACCTGTCTTTACAGGAAATGTTAAAACCCCACCACCACCGGAAGGGAAAATAACCGGAATACCAGTGATGGTAGGCATTTCTAAATCATCAACGTAAAGTAATGGTTGAGCAGAACACTGTTGGGTTTCAGGATTATATGCCACAATCTTTGCAGGAATACTTGTGTAGAGTTCTTTCTTAAAATCATCAAGATAATTAGTCAGAACTGTTGAATTCCTGATATTAGACATTATTGAGACACCTTATCTAAATCTAAAGAGGTTGTCCATTCACCAGACATAAAGTTAAGTGAGTGGTTTAGTGCTCTTACCCTATACTGTCCATCAAAGTCTTCTGTACCTTTGATAGCTATGTTGTCCCCTAATCTAATTCTACCATCTAAATGAATTTTACAACGTACACCAGATTTGATACGGTAGATTGCATTACCCTCTTTTACTTCCACAACATTAGAAGGAAGTGGTTTAGGTTTTTTGGGGGCTTTCTTTGGAACTTTCTTTTTAGTTCTTTTGTAATATCCTTGGATAGAATCAATTACGTTCTCTGGATAGATAATCCATGCATTAGTTTTTGCAGAAGTTTCAGTTTGGACAATACGAATCTGTTTATTGAATGTAAACCAACGTAAACCGTTCTCTTCACAAACTCTTGTCAGTGCTTCTGCTGTACTCCCATAGACTGTAAAGCCATTTACATAAGTGTATGCTGAAACACTTTTCATATCTGCTTCTAAGACTGAGAACCCTAACTGTTTAATCAGGTCTCGAATGATGGCTTCTCTTTTAGTACCAGCAGGGTATGTAACAGAACTCTTAGTAACTGCTCTTTCAAACTTATCATTTGAACAGATTACGCGAGTAATCATATCTACACCACGTTTGTAAGTGTAAGCGTACTCAACGGTTCCAAGGTAAATTACAGGGAGTTCTTCATAATTAGGCTTGACGTATCCATTTTCATCCCTTGGGAAATTATCTTCATAACCAGCCCTAAGTAGAACTGTTGCCCCAATGGTCTTGAAATAGGATTTCATTTCAGGATTGAGATTATAAATCTCGAATGTCGTATCGTCGGTAGAGCTTCTATTCTTATCAGATGTGTAAGAAACGTTAGCAGTGAACTCAAGATTGTCAAAGAAAATTAAATCCTCAGTCTTTTTAGTGTGCTGAGTAGACTTATCTTGGAAGGCTTGTGCCTCTGTACCCACTGCTAACTGATAACATCTAAATGAAGAAGCTGCGTCCCTAGTGGTTACAACTGTTGCCATTTAGTGAATCTCCATAAACCATTTCATTTCTTCTTCTGTGTAATAGACAAGTTCAAACTCTTTGCCATTACCAAAATTATCTCTGGTTGGATATTCGGAGTTACCATAGATTTTCTCTACAAAGATTTCTCCTGCTAGTTCAGGAATAGAGAACCTACCAGTAAGTGACATATCTGTTACACACTTCTTTTCAGTAAGTAACACATTACCATCAGTGTCAGTTAGTGTCAAGTACCACCTTTGAGTACGTTCTTTCCACTTCATATCTACTAAGAAGATTGCACCATCTAGTGTCACAGTTTGTTGTGACCAATCGGCATCTGGTACAGGAATCTTTAAAGTCATTATGGAACCCTCTTGTTAGGATTTAAACCGTGTTTCTTCATAAGGTCTTCGGCTTGTTTATTTGCAGAAGGTGAGAAAGCTTTGACACCCTTAGTTGTCTTTTGAGACCATTCACAATCTGCTATAGCTTTGGTCATTGAACCATCAAAGCTAATAACACCTGCTTGTTTCGCATCAATCAACCCTTGACAACCAATCTTACCAGTACCAATGTCAGTGGCTACAGAACCCTTAACAGTTTTACTTGTAGTGGCACCATCTTTAGTTGTAGCGTTACCACCAGAAGATTTCTGTTCAGTGGTTACCGTAGTTCTACCTACAATTGGTCTAAAGTTAATTTCTTGAAATGTTAGATTAACCCTAATACCATTCTTGATACCAACATCTTTAGAGGCTTTGAATTCAGTAATCACACAATCTGAGAGTCCTAAACCATCTGGACAAACAACTGATAAGATTTGTTTCTGGTCTCTCCATAGTTGGCAAGTTGTAATAAAGTTTTCTACAGTACGAGCCTGTAAAGACCTTAAAAAGATACCTGAATAACCAACAACCACAACCCCTGTCAGAGAGACCGTCCTTGGCGCTCTTTGATAGTTATCCGTAATAGTCTGACCGGATTGCATAGGCTGAGTAGTTACCTGCATTGGGGCATCATAGTTTAAGTCTGTTGTTGCAGTTAATGAGAGAAATTCATTGATGTTATCTCTCAAATGGAAATAAATAGAATCATTTCCGGTATATCTTACAGGTAGGACTTGAACAGCCATTTAAACCCCTTAATCATCAGTCATAATGTTAGTGCTATGCATATCAGCTTCACTCTGCTGGTTATTAATCTGAATAACCTTCTGAGCAAATACTTGTCCGTCCATTTCCACTTGAACGTTAAGAGTCTGGTCAGGTAACTTAACAGAGGTTTCCTGTTTTCTCATCTGCTGTAATGGGGCAAATGATGTAGGGATGTTAGGTTGCATGTAATTAGGCATCATTGTAGGTGGCTGTAAAGAAGAAGCCCAATTCTGCATATTATCAATAGCACCTGAAACAATAGGAGCATTTAGTACAGGGTCTTTCGGGTTAACTACATCATCAATCTTCTGACCAGCTTGTTTGAATCGGTTTTCTAACAAGGCATCCCAATAAGAACCTGTGTAGTTAGAGAACTCTTTGTGACCTTGTACGTAGTCAGAGGCTTGGTCATAAGCTGTTACACCAACACCAATTAACCCTAACTTCTTACCAAGTAGTCTGCCAAGAATGCCTTTACTACCACTTGCTGCTGTCTCTGCTGCACCTGCACCAGTCCCTGTCAATGCATCTGCTGCACCCTTCATACCAACAAGGCTTAGAATCTTAGCAATAAGACCTGAGAAGATTCTTACAGCACCACTCAAAGCACCTACACCAGTGGTGATAAGAGCTACCTTAGAAGCAATATCTACAGAACCATCAATAAGTTTCTTCTGACTATCTGATAAACCCATGTACCAAGCTTGAGTGTAATGAATCAGGGCAGAAATTTTAGCTGTCCAATCAGACGCAATGTCTACACCATCAGCCATGCTTGACAATAACTGTCCAATAGACCAACCAAAAGCATCTGTAACACCCATTGCACTTTCTAAGAAGCCAGCTAATGAGGTTGAAATGTTAGAAATACCTTCTGAGGAACCATTAAACATGGATACCAGAGTGTTTTCCCATTCACCTTTCAGCTTACCCATAGAAGTAGCTGTTTGCTTGGATACTGCATCCATACCACCAGCAGCTTGAACCAACTCACGCATCTTTTCAGAAACTTTAGGAAGAACGTCTTTAGCAAGAAGCTTACCGTCCTTCATGAGTTTATCAAGTTCTTCTGGTGTTTTGCCAAGAGCATCACCAAACAACTGAACCGCACCAGCTAATCGGTCACCTAACTGACCACGCAACTCTTCTGCCTGAATCTTACCCTTAGAAGCCATCTGTTGGAAAGCTGTCATAATCCCTTTCAAGTCTTCGTCAGAAGCACCCCTGATACGGGAGAACATAGCAGCATTCTTATAGAACTCTTGAGTACCTTCAAAACCTAGAACTGGATTAGCACCAGCAGCAAAGCCAGTATATTGTTTCAGTGTATCAGTGTAACCTTGACCAATCTGTTGAGAGAAGGCAGAGGCAAATAAACGGGCTTGTACAACATTATCTTTACCAAATACAGCTTGTGAAGCTAACTGTGCAGTCTGCCTTTTAACACCTGCATCAATTGCTTTTTTAGCGACTTCTACAGCAGTGTATAAAGATACGAATGAACCAATCAACTGTTTAGTTGATGCATTAAGACGTTCGCTCATCCATGCTTCTTTTTGCATCTGTCTGATACGGGCATTTTCCGTCATAATCCATTTCTTATTGACGTCAATCATTCGTTTCAGTTCCATTTGGTATTCTGAAACTTTACCTGTACCTTTATATCTTTCTCTGAGGCTTTCTAGACTTGCTCGAAACTCTTGAAGTTTTAAACTTGGGTCAGCACGGTATTTAACTTTACCAGTGGCTTGTTGTGAAGCCATCATTTCAAGTCTACGTGTCATACCTGAATAGAATTGGTTGTTATACATTCTATCCATTTGTCTTTGTAGAACATCTGCTCTACTTACACGCCCACCATTACCAGAACCACCTCTAGAACCTCCTGTATCGCCCGTAGGAGGTCTTCTGCCTCTAACCTTGACGTCTACAGTACCATTAGCGCTTAGAGCCTGTTTAAGCGTTCTATTAAGCTTTTTAGAAGTCTGGTTAACATGACGTTCCAGACTCTTCATAGAAGCTTTTGTAGCACTTTCAATTTTAAACGCATCATTCAGTGATTTTTGAATCTTTCCAGATACTGAGTTAGTATCTTTCAACATTCTTGTCAGAGAAGGTTTTAAAACCTTTGAAGCATCTACGTTGAAAGCTTTATTCAGAGCTTTTTCAATTCTCTGAGCAGCAGCCATAGTACCTTTTTCAAGTTTTAACAAACCTTCTGTAACTTTGTCACTGAATCCAAGTTCAATTAGAAAATCATCAACTTTATAATCACTCATTTAGTTTATCTCTTCTTGGCCTGTCTAAGTTGATTGAATTGGGACTCTTCTCTGTATGAAGCTTGCACTTCTAGGAATTCCCTTAGTTGGATAAAATCTGTGAAGGGCATGTTTAGGAGTTCTGACAAAGTTTCTTTGCAATTCTCATCACTGTATACTGAAAGAATGACCCCCATTAGAGGGTCACCTTCATACGTTCTTTTTACGGCATCATCAGTAATTGGACACTTGCCAGCGTCTGTTACTTTTGAGAAGTCGAAAACAGGTTTTTGAAAATGCTTGCTTCGAAAAAACTTGAGAAGTTCGCTTCTAATGCGAATGCTACAACGTCTACCAATTCACCATAGTTACCACGGAAATATACGTCCCAATTGATGGGGAAGTTATCTACAGTAGAACCTTTGAAAAGTTTATCCAGAATGTCATTCATTTCCTTATCAGTAAGCTGAGTAAACAAGTGGTTTACAGCTTCTGTGAAGTTTAGTTCATCCTGTCCACGGATAGCACCAACCACATCAACTACTGCTGGTAGAATTGCTTTACCAATCTTCATAGAAACACCCAAACCTTCACGTGTCCCTAATAGTACGATGTTGTAAGTTTTGCCATTAATCTCTTTACTTTTAACTGCTGGTAATGTACTCATTTTATGTTCTCTCTTATATAAACAAAAAAGAGGAAAGCCCCTTTTCAGAGACTTCCCCCTTTGGAATTAATCAATTAAACACCAGAAGCAGGAATGGTTGTAGAGATTTCTAGTTTCTCACATCCAAACGTCCATACTTTGGAGTTCTGGTCTGCACCCAATTCTACATCAGGCAGAGCTTGTAACCATGCGTTAACGCCAGTTGCCATTACAGAACCAGATGGGTCATAGATGATGAAGTTAGATGCAATATCCAATTCCAACTCCATGTTTTCCTGTTTTGCATACAGAGCATTCAGGTACTGGTTTGACTCTGCTGTCTGCATCAGTTCGATTTCGATAGTACCAGTCTTATCCGCGTTACGGGTCAGAGCTACGTCACCACCTGCACCAACAACTGGTGTAACCAAATCAGAGTTTCTTTGCAGACGCAGGAAAGAGTCAGGAGCAAAGCCTGTAATAGCAATCCCGTTCCAGCTACAAACTACATCTTTAGGGGAATACTGTTGAAACATTGACATTCAAATCACCTTTTTAATTATTCGTAAGCAACTGTACCGCACAGTACAACATCCAAAATAGCACCTGCTAAGACCGCTTCAAAACGAACGTCTTTTAAGATACGAGAACGTTTGTCTTGGAGAGATACATCAGCAGATTTAGGTACACTAACTTTAAAGCTAGTCAGGAAGTTGCGGTTAACACCTCTTTGCAGGGATGTTTCAATTACTTGACGAACACGTGTGATTCCAATATCGTCATAAGTAATCTTACCACCCTTCTGATTAACCAGCAAGTCACGCAGTGAAGTTTTCAAATCACTTTCCTGCCAGTCAATACCACGGATGATATCAATCCATTCACCAGAAGATACCTTACCATGACGTACTACACTCAACCCACCATCTAAGTCGATGTAGTTGCAGTTACGTGCTTCCAGAGCAGCTTTCTGAGAGCTTGTCAGAGGACGTCCACCAACAGTCTGACGTGAGAACTCAACACCAGTTAACAGAGCGTTACCCCAAGCAATAGAACCTGCATCATATGGAGCACCATAAGCGATGAAAGCCATTTCTGGATAGTCGATTGAGGCATTGTGGTGCCACAGGACTACGGTACGAGACATTTTCTTATTAGCCAGCAAAGCAGCTAAATCATTAGCAGAAGTAATATCTTCACCAATTAGAGATTTAGAATCGTTGGTGCAAGTGAAGAAGATTTTCTTACGAGCTTCTACAGCTTCTGACATTTGAGTGACAAAAGTTTTTTCACGTTCGTCAACTGCTACAAAGTAGTAATCAGTAGTGTATGCATCAATAGAAGATAGAATGCTTTCAGCAGTGTCAGATGCAGTTGCAGAGATAAGGAGCTTACCAGAATCAGCAGTATCAATCGCACGAACAAAGTCTACATCAGGGTTTTCTGCCTGAATTAGCATAGAGGCAGAGTTACCAGCACCAGAGACTGTAACTTTTACTTTATTCTTGATTGCTTCAATAGCCTCTACAGCTTTTTTCAACTTATCAAACACCATCTTGGCATCATCACCACTTTCCTGAGTGGTATAGGTAATGTTATTTGAAACACCACCATTAGTATAAATAGTCAGAGCATACTCAGTTTGACCCTGAATAACATCTGGAATAGATACAATATACTGCATATCTCTACGTGCAATATAAAGCTGAGTCACTTTAGGGGTCTGAGACCACAGTGCTTTAGCAGCCATATAAGCATGACTCATTTCACCCAAATCAGTAGCTACATCTGCAAGAGAAGTATAGCCACGAACACGTTCTTCGAAACGGTCTGTTGAAGTGATGAAGATTGGGAGACCAAAACCTTCGCGAGTGGAGCCAGCAGTATTCAATGTAATTGCTACATCAACAATTTCTTGCCATGCCATTATTTACTAACCTCATCTAGATGAATTGTATATTCTGCTTTATCGCCATATTTATACGTGAATTCACCATCAGCAATAACCCTTTCAATGATTTCACCATTAGGGTCTTTAAGGATGGAGTTTACATTCAATGTTAAAAATAACGGGGCAGAGTTTTCAAAATCAGAAGAAAGATAATCAAAGTTATTTGGTAACTCACCAGTATTAACTAGAACAGCACCTGTCTCACTCTGAATAATTTCTCTTGTACTATTAAATTCTAAACGTTGTTTCAATTCCGTCAAGATATTATGTGCAAGTTTTCCATAAACAACAACTTGAACGGTTACTTGAAAGGCAATCCTGTAACAAAGAACATTATCTTCATCAACGAAACGGTCTAGAACCCAACCATAAGGAGTTGTTGTATTGACAACACCTACGGTAATAAATGGTTGGTCTGGTTTGAGACCTTTCTCATTTCTCTTATCAGTAGGAAAAGCAACAATAACATTTGGTCTTCCCCTTTTGTCTTTGGCTAATCTGTTTCCGATAACTTGAATGAGCGTCCTAACAAGACCATTTTCAATCTCTGTTGTTTCTAAGTTCATTCATTTTATCTCTTCTAATAAGTAGATATTCATAATGTGATGTGTGGGCTAATTGTTCAGTCCAATCCATTACGCTATAAACCTCGTACTCAGTACCTTTAACCATGACTAAATCGACTTCTGTCCAGTTACGGTCATTGCAGATAACTAATTCAGCAGTCGTATATAGAATCATTGTGTCAGTTGTTCTTACACCATTTGGTAAGACTAACTGCATATCGTTTTTGATGTTACCTTTTACATAAGGTTGTAGGTTACCTTTAATAGTTTCTTCTGCATAATCATCAGATGAAACCCAACGTCCTTCATCGTTGTAATAACCTTCATCAAGTTTTCTTCGAACTGTTAAAGTATGTCGTCTTAAAAGTCTCATGTTTTATTAATCCCTTTCTTAGTGGTAACCTTGTAAGCTAGATTGTCTCTTAACTCACCAGTTTCTACCAATGGAGTGTTAGCACCTTTCTGTTTAATAGTGAATGGGCTATTGCTAGGTAGAATGCTTGGGTTACCAAAGGTTGATTTAATACCGTTGGAAAGAGAAGTTGCAAAGTTTTCTAAAACGTTGGTAGGGTCAATACTTCCAGACTTAAACAATCTAGTTAAATCTTTATTGACATCATCTTGAAGGGTTTTCCTCATGAACATAGAAGTCATTTCAAAAGCCCTTCTATAAACCTTACCAGACTTTGTAGAAATACCGATTACTTCATGAAGATACATTAGAGCAGGATATGTGAAACCGGAACTGTGAAGACCCTGTTCACGAAAATACCCAACTTGAGCCTTATTCTTTTTAAGATTCTTCACAGTACCTAATAGTCTTGCTCTAGCAGGATTTGCTACGCGCTTAACCATTATATTAATCTCTGTCACAACTTGGCTGAATTACGATTACTGAATCAGGGTCGTCATTATTATAACGGTCTCTTGTGTAGTAATCAAAGCAATCACCTTGTTCAGTTGCTTTCTTAATAGAGTCTGGATTACGTCTTCTCATTTCAATGTCAGATACAGAGATACCACCAGCATAGGGTTTACCTCCCATCCAAGAACCTTTCAAGAGGATGTTATAAGCATCTTTCAAGTTCTTGTATCGTCCACTATTACGTAAATAAACACCCCCCACTTTCTCATCACCCATTTTGGCAACTTGGAATAGGAGGTATTCTAATGCACGTCTAGCAGCTAATTTTTCATTTCTGTTAGAAGATTCGTAAAAGAACTCTAGCACCGACTGTTCAATGAGTAATTCATCGTTATCTGTGTCGGTGCATAGAATTCTGACTCTATCAAGAGGATTATTAGCAGGGTCATTTGTATACATCTGAATAATCCTCTTTCAAGATTAACTAATGGTGGTCAGCACGAACGTCAACCAGCAACTGTGGACGAGTGCAGTATGGCAGCATGTAAGAATGCATTTCAAAGTCTACACCTTCATCACGTGGACGCATGTATTCGAAAGCATACAGTTCTTTACCAAGAGTGTTGGCATAACCCATCTTTGGACATGGGCCATATGCAATCTGGTACAGGTCAGCAGCAGCACCCAGCATAGAGGTGTCAGGGAATGCATGACCAACACCAACGGTATCACCAACACCAGTAATGCCTACCAGTTTATGGTTCTTACCACGCATATCTTTGAAAGCACCAGTGTACTTAACAAAGGTCAGGCCACCGTATACGAACTCAGAAGTACGAGCAGCAGTACCATCACTTACACCAGTACGCAGAGAACCAGTCATGTAACGATAAGCTGTAGCAGACTGCTGTGCCAGATATGCTTCACGAATTTTTGGATGGTTAATCAGTTTACGGAAGAATACACTGTCAACCAGAACCTTGATACGTTCACCATCAATCAGAGCACCAGTCAGAGCTTCTTTTTCCATATGCTCTTTCAGAGCTTCGATAGTACCGTCGATATCAGCAGCAGGGTTATCCAAGTCAAAGTAGAAGGTTTTCTTGGTAACACCGAAAGCAGCATTCAGGTCAGCAATCAACTGGCCTTGTGGGTTCAGGATTTTACCTTTCAGAGCCTGAGCCATCAAGAACTCTTTAGTGATGGCATGTTGCATACGCAGCTTCATCAGTTTACGAGCTTTAACAGCAGCTTCCTGTTCAGGTTGGTTTGCAGTACCAACTTGACGAACACCTTGCAGTTCCATTGGAGTCAGAGATTCTACAGATTTGAAGTAAGGCATAACCATACCAATCTGTTTTACAACATCTGAATCAATGGTAGTAGCATCGTGAGAGTCACGGTCTACAGAGTCTTGCAGACGGATATCAAACTCGCGCAGGTCAAGAATGAAAGAGGTCTGTGAAATAGGGTTCGCATTGAACAGATTCATGTTGGTAATCAGGCCATAAGTGTTAGGAATGTTTTCCACAACACCAGTCAGGTCAGACAGGAACATGTTATCAGTTGGGTTAGCGATAGTAGTCATTTATAAATTCTCCAAAAATACACTTTTTAATTTTAAATTAAGCAACTTCTTTATCCAGAATGGTATCAATACCGCGAGCAGCCAGAGCTTTCAGAACTTTGGCACGGTCAGCACCTTTACCAATTTTCAGAGCACTGCGTTTGATTTCAGCATCACGGAAAATCATAGTAGGTTTGAGCATACCACCCTGAGTAGTCAGTTCTTTGTTATTATCCCAACGAGTGATAACAACACCAAAGGCACTATCTTCTTGACCTGTAACAATCTTAGTACCTGCTTCGTCAACTACATCACCAACTTCATAAGAATCTTTAGGAGTAGCGATTACTTTACGAGACCAACCATTTGGGCTAGATACTTCGTACAGTACGATATCTTGCAGAGCAGGACGAGTGTAACCATCAATGAAACCTTTAAAAGCCATTATTTAATTCCTCTTAGAATTTTAAAATTAAGCGTTCTGTAGAGCTAACTTTTTCAGTTCAGCTAACAGTAATTCGTTGTTGTTAACTTGTGCTTTTGGAGACAAGTCAGTATTAGGTTCCTCGGCAGCAGCTTCACCTTCGGCACCCAACTCTTTCATTGCTTCTGAGGTAATAACTGCTTCTCTAGCAGCCTCAATAGCACGTGTTTGTTCTGCCAATTCAGCTTGGTGTTTCTCTGACATTTCTGCCAGTTTTTCATTAGCTGAGGTTAACAGGTTCATGAAAGCTACACTCAAAGGAGCTTCCTTACCGTGAGCCAGCATTGCACCAGCAATAGCATTGGCATCAAATCCAAAGGTTACTGCACTATCAGCCAAAGTTTCAGCCAGTGAAGCAACATGTTTCTGTTCTTCCTGAGCCTTAAATTGGGCTACTTGTTCGCGCAGTTCTTGGAGTTCTTTCAACTCTTGTTCACTCATTTCAGTACCTGTGTTAGTTGGAGTTACAGTTAATTCGGAGCTAACAGAAGAACTTTCAAGAGAATTTCCAACATAACGTTCTAGTTCATCTGTTGACATAACTTTGTCAATAAGACCTAAGTCCAAGGCTTCTTGAGCATTGAATACACCAGCTTCTGTAGCACGTACTGTGTCAGGTGAGATTCCTCTCATCTTAGCAACGTGATTTACAAAACCATCATGTAATTCTGCAAGACGCTTTTCAAACTTCTGTTTAGCTTCATCGTTGAGAGCTTCATAAGGAGTGCCAAGTGCTTTATTAGCACCTGCTCTAAATACGGTAGCTGTAACACCAGCCTTTTCCATAGCTTTAGAAACTTCTTGATGAACCATTACAACACCAATTGAACCAGTCATTGATTCAGGAGTTGCCACAATCTCATCAGCAGCACAAGCAAGAGCATATGCAGCAGAGCAAGCAGACTCATCAACGAAAGCTACAATACGTTTATCACCACGTTTAGAGGCAATGTGACGTGCTAATTCAAAACAACCAGAAGCTTCACCACCACCTGAATCAACATTTAACAGAATTGATTTAACTGAATCATCTGCCATTGCTTCATCAAAAGCACGACGAATACCTTCGTATGAATTCAGTCCACCAGTACACATTGCATCAATGCCACTCATACGATGAGCTAAGGCACCCATAATAGGGATGATTGCAACACCATCGGCAGTAACTTTTAAATAATCTGCTGCTTCACCTTTAACCTTATTAAGATTAACTGCAAGCTGTTCAGTATTTAGATTATCAAAGTTATATAAGCGATTACTGAGGTATGTGGAAACTGAATGAGCAAGGTCTTCTGTTGCTAAGAGAGGCTTATTAAAGACCCTACTAGCAAGTCTAAATAGATTACCTGTCATTAAGCTACACCTTTATTTAAATCAATTGACATTGCATCAATGACGTAGACACCATCTTGTGCAAAGAATTGTGAAGAGGTTAATTCACCATATGCAACCATAACATCTTCGGCATCCCATAACGCATAATGGGTTACAGTTGTTCCAGCCTTAACGTTGATAATTACATTGCCTAGTGACGCGATAAGACCATTGTCAGGAGCACCGAAATGGATATCAACCTTTTCAGTTTTAATATCTCCTACAATTGGCATTACGTCATTGTGTAAAGAAATTTTTGTTGGTAGCAGAGAAGCAAGAATTTTGTTCTTTCCCTCTACTGATAATGTACCAGACATTAATTGAACCTCACTTTTCGAGTGAATACAATAGAGGAATTGTTACTTTTATCCACCACAGTTACAAATGTATCATAAACTTTATTTTTGACAAGTGTTTTGTAGTCTTCTTGTGAAATAACGTAATAAAGTTTGTTATCGTGGGGGTCAATAGTCATGTTAACCTTAAAAGCACCATCAACTTCAAAGAAAGCAAGAGTGATTTCTGAAACATTCAGCACTTTTCTGTTACAACTATATAACTGTACACCCACTTTACACGAACTGTCAAATGGAATTTTAACAATTTCTCTAAAACTACCCTTAATAAACTCTTTTCCGTCTAATCTGACTTTAAAATCTCTACAGAGAGTTATAGGTTCTACAGAGGAAGGGTCAACACTCCCTGAATAAACCACTTGAGATAGGTTCTTTACAGAGAGTGTTTCATTTGCCGTCTGAATACCTCTAAAATCAGATACAACAACTCTTTCTGAAATAGAGAGAATATTCACCATTACTTATTAGCCTTATTTGCCGCAGAAGTATTAACAGCGCTAGGTGACTTTGCAGTACCTTCGCCAGCAGTTTTATAACCTTCACCAGCTTTTGATTGAGTTTGTGGACTCAAATCTTCTGAAATCTTTTGAGATTCATCAGCAGGTTCTAAACCAAGCAGAGAACGTAAGTAATTAGACATTGGCTTATCTACTTCAATAGCACCTACAGCAACTGTCTGCTGAATAAACTTACTAACAACTTCTAAGTCAGGTGTTTCGATATCAGAGAAGTCAATTTCTACATGGTCTTCATCATCCCACATATTCAGTGCATAAGTTTGGGCTACTAAATCACGGTTAATCACAGAACGGATATGACGTAAGATAATTGCACAAGACATTGCTAAGATACTTGTTTTATTGTCTGCCAGAGAATGAGAACCATATTTAGACTGACCCATTGAAAGGATATCAGACATAAATGCCATCATAATCTGCTTAGAATAACGTTCAATAATTTCAGCAGTATCGTAAGCTTTAGCACCTTGACGTGATACTAAGGAGAACTCAAAGATATCTTCTTTAGTTTCAGGGTCAATAAAACGTGGGACAATTAATCCAGCACGGTTATTTGCAATCTGGTCATTAATGATTGTCTTACAGTATTCTAAGAACATCTTCTTATCTTCATCTGCATCTTCTGCAAGATAATCAGGTGGAAGACCAATCTTAGGCATACCTACTAAGTCTCTTGATACACCCATTGCTTCGAACTCTTCCAATTGAACTTTATAACGCCAAGGAACATAAGCGTTAATCAAAGGGGAGCGTCCTTCTGGATTACCACAAGAATCATCATATTTGAACAGCATAAATTTAGAGCGTGGAATTGTACGTTCTAGTTTAGTTACATCAGCATCTGCTAGATAATTCACAGATTTAAGGTTTTGTTTGAATCCGATAATATTTCTACAATCTTCATCAAAGTACCACTTATCAACTGTTGTTTGAGAACGGGTAGGGAGTTTAGCCCAACCAATCAAACCATCGTTGTATCTTGACTTGTATTTACCTTTCCTTCCATTACGTACTTTATAGACTTTCTCATTAATTGAGAATCCATAAATACACATAGACAGAATAGATGAGATAAAATCTTCCCAAGATTCTTCCATATCACCCATTAATGAGTTGAAGAACTCTACACGTTGTTTGATAAGAGGGTCATTCTCTTTACCCTTTGGTGCCTTAAACTGCCAATCAACTGTTTGTACAAACATCTTGATAACATTGATTGATGCAGCTACAGAAGGGTCTCTCATCATTACTTGGAAGGTCTTGATACTTTCAGGGAATTGCAAATTCCTTCTAGGTTCTTCAAGAATTCTTCCAGAAATAACACGTAGACCAAGAGCACCAACTTCACCTTGTCTAAAAGGTGGCATAGATGGTTGTGACGTAATCTCAGACATTTATTTTTCCTAGTATCTTAGTCCTTGGTATGGGTTATCTCTCACCATTTTAGGTACGACACCCATAGAAGGGGTTTTTAAGAACTTAACTTCATTGAGAGTGGTAAATGCATCACTTGTGGCGTCAACTTGGTCATCATGCCCCCTTCCATCACCAGTAAAACCTTCTAACTCTGTAAAGAAGTCGTCATTCCACGAACCTCTTACAACCTTCACCAATCCAGCCTCGGCAGCAGCAGAGAATGGTGCAAAGCGTGTAACTTTGTCTTTATTGGTAGGTTTAGCCCTTGCATGGTATCCTCTTTCTGCAAGCTTTCTGATAAGAGAAGACGCATAGGATTTACCCGCTGCTCCAGGGTCTTGAGGAATAGTTATACGTGTTTTACTAGAATCTTGGTTGGCTAAAGCAATCAACCTACTTTCTACACCACTTGGACGGTCTCTGAACTTCTCTACGTGTTCTACGTAGTAACAACCGTCTAGTTTTGATTTAGACATTCTAACACCTGCTGTGTAGTCAGGGTTAGGGTTCTTTTCAGATGGTAGAGTTGCAGCAAGGTCATAAGACCTAACTCTTACAGCATCTTTAGGTGGAGCGTCTACAATCTCGCACCATTCTCTTTGGAAGTAGTTTGAACCTTCTGCACGTGCTAACCAGTTACCATATCTTAAACGTGCTACGTTGATAGGGGAGTTCTGTTCTAATGTTGCACGATATTTTGGTTCGATGAAGTCTAATACAGGGTTATCATCAATTGTACCCTGAATGAATGTGTAGGTTTTTGGCATATCCAGAGGATGGTTCTGAATACATTCTTCTTCTGACCAGTACCCTCTTAAAACACCACCATCCATAACAAAGTAACGTAATTTACCACACTTGGTAGGGTCTGGATAACCATTCTTATCAAGGTATGGTTCAACCCAATCGAAAACAAAGTGGTCACGGTCAGGGTTCATTGAGCCTTTCATGTATGAGTCTGCTTCTGCACCAGAACGTAGACGTGACATGAGGTATAGAACCTGTGTTCTACTAAAATGAGTAAACTCCATTGTGTTCATTACACATCGCAACTGTGTAACCGTCTTTTTAAGACTGCTTAACATTACTGCTAAGTTCGGACTATATCATCAACTTAGATAAGAGATTGCATTCTCAAGGTTTGTTTGAGAAAGATTTGGTAGTTTTACAATCTGTACATACTTTCATCTAAGTGCCTCCCGTTTCCACTGTCATTTGCTTACAGTGTACTCTACTCGATTCACTCAGTAAAGAGTGTCTTTCGATAGTCTCTGAACGTTCCCTTGTGAGGGCTTCGCTTCTGATTGTCCTATATAGGATTTTCCAGAAATTAAGGAGGTTTTTAACGTACCTTCACAGATACGTGGGACAAGTTTGTCTATCCCAATAGATAGCTGAATACTGGATACCTTGATGTGATTCAGCATGTTTTTCCAATTCCATGTAAGTGAACTTGATAGTTGCACCACTTGGGAAATTGATTTCATGAGCTTGCTCACGTGCTACACCACCAAACCTACTAAACAGTTTCTTAGCATCAGGCCATAGACCACCATCTAACTGTGTGGTATTTTTACGGAAGTAAACTGCACGAAAGTTTGGGTCGTCAATAAACTTTAAAGCATCCATTAAGAGTGCGTTAGTTTTACCACTACCAGCAGCACCACCATATAAAACAATATCAGCAGATGTGTTTAAGAAGATTTCTTGTGAACCAGCTTGTGGAGCAATAAAATCAGGGTCTGTTAAAAGACGCATGATTAGTTCGACTTGTTCATCTGTATAACGCAGAAGTGTCAAGACTTGTTGAGGGAAGAATTTGTCAGGGTCTTTACCGTACTTTCTACAGATAGCCTTAACAGTTGGGGAGAGTTTTAGTTTCCCCTCCCTCACTGCTTTAAAATCTTGAACACGTTTCTGCTTAATAGCATTTAAATCCATTAAGCATCCTCGTATATTAGTCTACAATTTCAACTTCTTCGGCATCAGTCTTAACAATACGTTTGGTAACTTCTTCAATGAATTTTTCCAAGCTACCTTCCTGCTGAATATCAACACCAGAAGCATCTACCAGAGAACCGATAACAAAGTTCAGAGTTTCAACCAACTGTTTGTTAGTAGACTGAGCTTCGTACAAATCTTTGTATACTTTATTTTCCATGATATGTTACCTTTTTAGTTAATTAGAAAAGAGGACTGTACAAAAATAGCCTGTACAGCCCAATTAATAAGGAGAATCAAAGTTGCTTTGACTATTTAAAATTACTATGGATTGTTAAATTTGGCAAGGGATTTGTTAAAAGATAGACATAAAAAAGACCCACAAAACCAACTAATCAGTAATGTGGGTCAAAAAGGAGGACGTTAATTGTATGAACACAAATATTCACAAGTAAGGAAACATAACCATGGCAGTTATTCAGGTCTATTCAGGATATCTTTAACACCCTGAGAGAAAATAATATCTATTGTTGGAGTCAGAGTATCTTCTGTATTCCAAGTAGGAAGAACTTTAGCAATCCACCCATTGGTGTTTGAATCAACCATTGTCTGAATCCATTTTGTATCACGGTTAATCTGTGTAACCGTATGAACAGCTAGGTCTACAGCTTGAGAGGTAAATTCTTTTGTCTCATTAGAAACCCTTACCACATCATCCTGTGTCGGAAGTTCTGGTAGTGAGTCCCATGTATCTTTAAGCTTCCTAGATAAGTTGGCAATCAACTCTAGAATCTCTCCACCAACATCTGATAAGAATTCAAAAGTTTCAGGGAATGGTGGATGTTCTTTTGTGTAGGTATCATCAAGAAACTTTAGGTTGTTATGGTATGAGTAACAAATGGCAACCCTCTGAGAGAATCCATTGATGATGAACCATGAGTGAGAGTTTACCTTCTCAATAGCATCTAAAAGCTTCTGGAAAGCCTCTACAACCTCTTTTGACATAAAAGACGATGTAATACCTTGCTGTGTAAACAAATCTTTTGTAGGCTGAGTCAGACCAACATATTTGGATTGAACAGACTGTTGAGAAGATGTGACAATCTGTTTTGTGAGATTGTACTCATTCTCGTTAGGGTTTACTTTGGCACTACCTTGTTTAAGTAACTTAAATAGGTCTTTATTCTTTTGGGTAATTTTCATTTCTTCTATCCTAATGATTCGGGTTATCGTCACTACTTCACAGTGTTACGGGTCACCCTACAGTTTTAGCCTTGCTGTCAAGAAGATATGGAATCACCTCCCTAACCGAGTGGTTACCGTACCACCCTCCTAGAGTTCTTAGCTGTTGCAGTGTTGTTTCCTGAGCCAATAATCTGCTGGCTTCTTGATAACTCCAAGCTTTTTACATCTTTTATGAACAGCAACATCACTAACCCCTAAGAGTTTAGCAATGTGTGAGATTGGATAGTTATCAACTAACTCTTGCAGTGAGTCTTTGGTTGTAACAAAAACTTGTTTGTATAAATCAGAACAAACTTTTGTACAAAACCTTCTATTCTCATCGTTTGATAAAAATATATCTTTACAGTGTTTGCAAACGTGCTCTACACAATCCCTACCATGATGATGTGAACCATGTTCTTCATAGCTCATTATGACAAGATTGCTTGGGTCATTGTTTAGTTTGTTTTCGTCTTTGTGATGAACAATCATATCGGACGTCAACTCAATGCCATAATGCTCCTGAGCAACGTATCTGTGTATATACACTTTACCTGCTGCATTTGCCATTTTATGTCTTGGTGCATACACGTAAAGATAACCAACACCTTTATCAAGCACTGCATTTTCAATATTAATGCTCATAGTATCCTCCAAATCAAGAACACTTAGCGGAGGTGGAGGGATTCGAACCCGCATACTCCAATTACTCGATTAACGACGGTTTAGAAGACCGTTGAGATACACCTCCATTAAGTGCTCTCAATTAGAACATACTATTTCACAACATTGCAACGTATTTAAACTTTATGGTGGAAGATTCTCAACCAAACCTTGCTGAAGGGTTTGTAACAGTTTCTGCCTAAGATACCTAAGTGACGTCATTGCGCAGGTAAAGGTCTTACGATAACTCTATAGTTGGACTGCCTAACTCAATCATATTTTAGCAATTGAGAACCTTCCCCATAAAGCTTAAAAAGAGCGGGGTTAACCTGTGTTGGAAAACCCCTAGAAAGAAACGAAACGCAAATAATAGAGAGGGGAAAGGAAGAAAGAAAATGAACGTAAAACTGGTACTCTTAAAGGGACTCGAACCCATATTTCCAGAGTGAAAGTCTGGTGACCTAACCAATTAGTCGATAAGAGCATTAAATTGGCGGTGGAGGTAGGAGTCGAACCTACTTGTCTCTGATTAACAGTCAGGCACATCAACCGTTGTGTTACTCCACCTAAATCTTTATTCGTTGGGATTCATGTATCTCTTTATGGCAATTTGAACATACCATAATACATTTATCAAGTTCAGGCTTAATTTTCTCAAACGTTGTAGACTTCTTAGATATTGCAAAATCTTTTTCGTTTGGGTCTAAGTGATGAAACTCTAAAGCAGTCTGACAGGTGTCATAACCACATATTTCACATTTACCACCTTTATACTTTACAGCTTGAAGTTTTAACTTCTGCCTTGGAGTGTTTTTAAGTGGAGGGAACTTGATACCCAACTGTTTGCGCTCTTTAGCTATTATTGCAGCACACTTCTCACAGTAATTCTCATAAGAGTTTACTAGATTTGTACAACCCCTGAATTGACATGTTCGTTTATTCTGAGTTCGTAAAATGTTAGAGTGTTTTGCTGCACATGAAAGAGAACAATACTTACGAGAATTCTTTATAGGATTATTACAATCAGGATGGAGACAAACTTTCATCTCAACCTCCTTAATTATAAAGACCTCTTGTAAATATTGGAGGCGGGGTCTGGATTCGAACCAGAGTTTCAAGATAATGAGTCTTGCGTGAAACCTCTTCACTACCCCGCTACTGGTACTATGGAGTGGACTTTAACCACTGACCGCACCCTTATCAGGGGTGTGCTCTACCAACTGAGCTACCACAGCATCTGTTTGATTGCTACATATTTAATACTACAGAACTTTAAAGATTTGTCAAGAAAAAGCTTCCAAGTCTTACTGTGAAGTTTAATCACATGCATGGAAGCGTTGTTTCTTACTGTCGGGTAAGTCTGGTAGGACGTACAGGAGTCGAACCTGTCTCCCAAGATTAAAAGTCTTGTGCTCAAACCGATAAGTCAACGTCCTAAAAATGGTGCATGGTGATGGAGTCGAACCACCCGAGTTCTATGAACAGCAGATTTACAGTCTGCCCCGCTACCAGCTACGGTCTAACCATGCTTTGGTGCTGGTGAAGGGACTTGAACCTATGAACTTTGGATTACAAAACCACTGCTCTACCAACTGAGCTACACCAGCAACTTTAAATTTGGCAGGCAAGAAAGGAATCGAACCCTCTGCTACGTAGTTTGGAGCCACGCGGAGTACCATACTCCTTAAAAGCTTCTCACCTATGGCAGCGAGTGTGAGATTCGAACTCACGGAAGATGTTTCCACCTTCGACGGTTTTCAAGACCGTTGTAATAAACCACTCTACCAACTCGCTATAAAATCTTATTTTCTAAGTGGATGAATGAAGAAAGCAAGCATCACACGCTTACGGGAGAATGCATCCTTTTCAGGGACAACACTTTTCAGCTTCCAACCTAAGTAGATTCTCCAATAAAACTGTTTACCGAAAATCTTAATAGAAGGTACAAAAGCAAAAATACCCCACGCATTGTCATTCCACATCAAGAGGTAACCTGTTTGGTTATCTCTAGAGTTAGAACTTACATGGATGTTACCTTTCCACTTAGTGACAGTGTTAACGTTTCTGCCTAGAACGTGGTAGGAGAAGTTGTAAGCTTTGTTTCTCCATAACCAACCAACCCTTTGTAGGTATACACCCAATTTACCAATCTTGCGAATATTAGCCCAACGTTCAACGTGGCCTCTATCTCCATCAATCGGGTTATCATATGTTTCCATCCATCTGAATCCGAAAGGCAGATGACCATTCTTCTCGCTATAGAAGGGGACTACAAACGGGGCAAGAATAACTGCTAAGGCTGCTACAAAAGGTTCGATTAAAGCTAAAAGAACCCAAGAAGCATACTTCAAATATCTCATGACTAATACCTCTTTTAAGAACACTTTGCAGGACTGACGGGTATCGAACCCGCATACTCCATCGTGACAGGATGGTGGCCTTTCCTATTCGCCCACAGCCCTAAAAAGTGTTCTTGGTCGGTGTTAAAGGATTCGAACCTTTGACCCCATCGTCCCAAACGACGTACTCTGACCAAACTGAGCTAAACACCGATTTTCTTAACAAGTATTAATAGTTACATGAGAAGTTAACCCTGTCAACATCTTTTTAAAAACTTCTTAAAAGAAACCTTTAAAAAGACCTGTACGCAGTAGGGGGAAACTACGTACAGAATCTTGAAACATTATCAGCGTACAACAACATTGTGCCTGAGAAGGCATACAACTGATACTACATAAAATCCAAACTCTTGTCAATACCCTTTGTAAAGTTTCTTCAAAGATATTTAAGGTGGACGTTTGGTTACCTTGTGTTGGCATTCAAACCCCTTCTAAAACGTCCTAGAAACGATTATGAGCACATTTCTCTACAAAGATGGGTGATTGCTCAGATTACTTATAAAATCGTGTTAGGAAGCTTTAGAGATTGAAGCAACGGTTTGGAAGACTGGACGTTTAGGAAGTTCTGCACCTTTATCCTTCTCAGAGTCTTTCTTCTCGGTAGCTTCAAGGGCTTTCATTTGACCAGCAGCATGACCCATAACGATTTTTGCAGCCTCAAGCATTGCTTTCAGGTTTACATCCCCCTCTGCCAATCCAAACTCAGAGAGTTTTGTAGGGTCTCTTGAAATTACAGCTTCAAAAAGTTTAGCAGCAGTTTCGGAAGTGTTATCAAGACTGATTTGTGCTTTGATGAGGGAGGATTTGTTACGGCTACCTTTTGGTCTGCCAAGTGGGTTACCAGAATGACCCTTTTTAAAGGTTCCTTTCTTGGTTCTGTTTGTCATTGTGTGACCTCTTTTAAAAGTCTATTAAGAATCCTATAAGATATAACCCCTAATAAACATACATTAAGAATAAGATAGAATCTTAAAAGAAATACTTATAAACTCCCTATTAAGATTCTTGAAAGAGTCTTTTAAGTAACTCTCTACAAATATAAGAGTAAGGGTATGTCAAGTGTTTGTCAAGAACTTTTTAGAACTTTATAAACTGTTTGTTCACAATCTGGCTGTCTGTTTGGTTGGAGGTTAAAAATAGACTTTACAAATCTTGACAAAAGGTGCCTTTACCAGTAGTATTTATTTATAGACAAAAAGACGTGAGAAAGAATCTTGATAGTATCGTTTAAATGAATTGTTACAGATTTCCACCACAATGATTAATCAGTCACACAATAGAGCGAGTTGATACGGGTCAAGATTTCCTCTCAGTTTCTAAATTCAACTTAATAGGTGCTTATATGTGTGATGTAACAATTAAATCGGTTGACGTGGAAGAGTTATTCTTCCTGTACAATCAGATGGGGAAACCTGTCAAGAAAGGTGAAATTCTCAGTGACCTTTATCATAGAACTCTTAATAATCCTTTCGATGAAGAGATTGTGATTTCTAAAAGTGAATTTCACGACTTTAAATATGTTGAATCAGTTTTAATCAAGAGGATTGTAAGATGGTAACTTTTACTTATACCAACGATGGTATCATAATTCGAGCAACTAGTGCTCAAGAGATTGTTAGTGAATTTCTAAAACAGGTTGATAATGGTAAGATGTTTGTGAAGGAATCTTATAGATTCACTATTTACAACCGTCAACACTCTATCACAGTGAAACCTTTAAACTTGTCAGAGTTGACAGATGTTTCAATGTATTGTGAATTCCATGATATTGGTGAAAACACTGTGAAACTTCTTTCTAGAGACTCTACCTCATTCTTCTACTCCATTCACGAATCGGTTAAGAAAGGTGATACAGTTCTCCCTATGACAGCTTATCTGTCCACTGGAAACTATAGCGTTCACATTAAACGTGCTGACGTGCCATTACCTTACGTTGACCCATTCGAAACACCTACTCTTTCAGATGCTCCGGTTTCTGAACCTGTCATTGAAGAAGAAATTCCTCAAGAGGAAACAAGTGAAGAACCTACACCTGAGCATTTTTATATGAGCATTGCAGAGTCTATTCAAGACAAAGATGAACTGTTTGACTACTGCATGAAGTTTGGCATCAAGCTAGATAAGCGTAAATCACTTGAGAAAATGAAAAACTCTCTTGTGACCAAAATTCAATAAGGATTAGGTAATAATGTTCCAAATCTCTCAACGTGCTATCAATGACATTAAATTGTCAGAAGGTTTCCGCAGTAAAGCTTATTTAGACTCTGCTGGTATCCCTACCATCGGGTATGGTACAATTAGAATCAACGGTGTTCCTGTCAAGATGGGTATGGTGTGTACTGTTGAAGAAGCTGAACGTTATCTTCGTCAAGACTTAAAAGTCTTTGAAACGGAAGTTAACAAAGCTATCGCAGGTGTACCAACCACACAGAACGAGTATGATGCTCTAGTAAACATCTGCTACAACATTGGTGTTTCAAACTTTAGAAGCTCAACCTTCCTGAAACGTCATAAAGCTGGTGATAAGATTGGATGTGCAAAAGCTTTTGAAATGTGGTGCAAGGTTACTGTCAACGGACGTAAAGTAACCAATCAAGGGTTACTCAATAGGCGTATTCGTGAAGCAGATATGTACCTACGTGGTATCTACCAGTCTAAATAACATTTCTTTACAAAAAGGGGCTTGCAAATCTTGCCCCTTCTCTTCATAATCCCCTCATCAAAAGAATCCAACAACAAAAGGAGAAGACGATGGACTACAATGTTTCTATTTCATTCACAGGTGGCGAGACCATTTTTAAGATTGTTGACACTCCAACTGATGAAGTGCTCATTGATGTTATTAAAGATGTTGCAAAGAAAGAATATGGTGGTGTCGTCAGTGTCCAGAAGTGTCGTGTTGAAGCTCTTGATGATTTCAAGTATCGTGACAATTACTGTTACTTACCTTTCGCAATTACTTACAAAGGCATGATTATCATTCAGGGTTTTGTACGTATCTACTCAGATGTTATGGAGATTGCTTAAAATGTTCAAGTTCAAATCAAACTATGTAGAAGTCATGCCTTATGATATTGAAAAGCAGGAACCAGTTGGTGATACTGCTATCTTTGAAGGTTTTATTCATAGTGTTGTCACAACTCGTGACATGGATGGCTACTACAAGACTTCTTGGCACACAGAGATTAAATTGATTGGTGTAGACGGTAAATCGGAACTCCTTATAAGTGGTCACTTAAACTACAGTGCAGATGGTGTATGGATTCTACAACAAGACACTAAGAAGAAACATGCTTTAGCTGTTGTAGAGATTAATGATGAAGAAGAGTGGGAAGATTGATTATGAGAATTAGAGAAGAACATATGATTTTCAATCCACGTATAGGTATTCCTTATCGAAACTTGGTTGGTCGTGAAGTTATCCTATATGACTCAGACACTAACGAGGATTTTGCAGAGGGTGTTGTCACAGGTGTTGAGTTGATAGAAGACCCTGCAAACAGTTCTAAGGTTATGTCTCAAGAGGTTCGTTTAAAGAATGGTGAGTACATGTATTTTCATGGTTCTTACCCACGGTATATTGATAAGAAACTTATCGTGTACAGATTGAAGATTCTTGATGGTGGTGGTGTAGACGTTCAAACAGCAAAAGAAAAGAAACTTGATACTGTAGCTGAATCTGTCTATAATCTGCTGGCTTTCAAAATGAATTGCAAAGAAATTGAAAAGGTTTTGGACAAAGTAAGGAGAATTAACAGTGAGCGAGCAAATGGCAAGTAGTATTCAACAAAGCGTTATTTCATATGACCCTATTCAGGCTTATGTATGCGATTGTGGTAAAGAAATGATTGAGGCTACAATTGGTGTAAACCATATTTCTGTGACCGTACATCGAAAAGCACATCTTTTCCCTTATGTGGCTTGCACTATTGAAAAGGCTATTGTTGCAATGCAACGTAAAGGTGGTCACATCCTGCCTAGCACAAACATTGTAAGCCTTGTAAAAGACTTCGAAAGTTTATATGAAGCTTTGGCAGCAGTTGATGTAAAAGAACTGCACATGGACAATGGTATGGTGATTATGCAGTATTTTCGTGATACTGATTCACCAATCATTGATGAGAAGAAACAATTAATCATCTGCTCACCTGCTTCACAGTATTGGTGGAAGCGTGATGAGGTTCTTTCTCCAATTATTGACAAGATTCAGGAATCAATTCCTTCTTTCCAACCTTGGAGACAGGATGATTTTATGATGAGTCTTCTTCGTTCTTATCCAAAACCAAAGATTAGTAAGGCTAAGTAAATATCTGTAAAGGGTCTTCTCTTTTTAAGTGGAGACCTTTATAGTATCTGTAACAGGAAAAAAAAAAAAGGGGAAAGCATTATGGTTCTTATAATTGATGATGGTGTGGGGTTTAAAGTAATGAGATTCAATAACACTGAATATTACTTTGCTGAGGTAATTGAAGAGAAAGAGGCTGTAGGTGTGACTTATATGTCTCGACAAGTGGTTACTGTGATGAGAGTTACAGAAAGTGCTATCAGTGCAGAGTATGTTGACCCATTCACTGGCAGAGAAATCTCTTCAATCCTCAAGGTTGGAAATGAATCTTATGGTATTTATGAAGACAAGAATACTGGTGTAGTTATCCGTCTGGTGAAGCGTACAAACTGGATGGTTGCCATGCTGAGTGCTCTCAAACATGTTTTCATCAAGCCTAAAGTAGAAATTTTCTAAGGCCAAATCAGTTCAGACAACTTACAAGGGGTTACGCCGAAAATTTTAGTAGCCCCAAACAGACCAACTAAAAAGAGAAGGGATAAATCATGACAGTTATTAAATCAGAAACCACTAAAAGATTAATGATAATGGTGTTGAGATTGTTGTAGTGGAAGAACATTCTATTGAGAACTACAAAGACTTTGAAATCTTGTTTATTGAGCGTGGGCTATACAAGAGTTACTTATTAGATTTTGAATACAATGTTATTAACAGTCTTGAACCAGTGTCTGAATCAGCAGATGGTGAAGGTAATTACCATGTGTATGATACATTTGTTGAGTCAGTTACTATCATTGGTGACAGAACTCTTGTTAAAGGTTATGAAGTCTTTACAGGAAGTGTTACCAGAACAACTGTGCTTGACGGTAATAAGAATAGCTATTACTTCAAAACTAACATTGCAGCTATCCAGCATTTCTCACAAGAAGATTTGAGTGAGGTATTTAATAAGATTTGGGAGTTACACCATACTCGTAATCTTCGTATGGAGAACTTATCAGACTCTTACAAGTCCTATAAGAGTGCTAATAAGCGTTTGAGTAAATCACTTGTTATGTTTCTACTGTTGATGTTTATCTCTTGTATTGCTATCTTTATGAAAGGGGTTGATTCACTTGACATGGTTGAAACCATCATGTTTGGAGTGATTTTTGTATTGGGTTTACTCCCTGTCACAATCAATGCTAAGGATGGATTCAAGGTTAAAAGGGGACTGGAAGAGAATCACAAGTTGACAATGGAATGCATGAATAAGAAGGTTTTCCAAGAAATGTGGAAAAAGGTTTAAGATAATACCATTACTAAAGCAAGTCACATAATATATTATATAGATATACTTATAAGGGTCTTATCAGTCTTTGGTAAGACTCTTTCTTATTTGTACAGAAGTTATAAGAGCTAGTCTCTGAAAGTTTTATAAGACAACCTATATAAGACCAAGTGACAGTTATCTTCATAAGTCCCTTCTACAATACCTTCCTAGTTATCTTCCCACGGTTGTATCGTTATCAAGCATAGATGATAAAAGACATAAGTTTAAAAAGACATACCCCCCTATAAGAATCTACACTTTTAGAATTTTTATAAAATCCAGTAAGGGTTCTACTGTTATGGGCTAGTCACAGTTAGTCAGAAAATATCTGAGAGTACCACTTCCCTCTCTTACTGTGACCATTCCTATCAAGTCACTTTACAGACTCATTACAGACCTTTCCAAAACCACTTCAAAATACCTTCTAAAATCCCTCATAAGACTCTTCTAAAACTCTTCTAAGGTTTTACCTATAGGTTTATCATATCACTACGGTAATACCTACAAAGATTCTGTAAAAATATATTTTTTATTATTAAACAGGGTCACCTCTTAAAAGCTAGACACAGTAAGGCTTGGAAGAAATATCTAGAGTCTTATGAGTTACCTGTAAAAACCTGTTCTTTTTAGATACTGTTAAGGAACTATTGAGAATTTTTAGAGAATAGTTAGACAGGTGCTTAGTACCCCGTTAACAGATTGTTACAGTACCTTTGCAAAATCTGAAAGTATCTATGGTGTACCATCTTTTCAGAAATTTATCAAGACTCTTTACAATTCTTTACATAGATTCTATACAGTTCTTTACAGAGAATCTTTACAGTGTCTTTACAGAGTTTGTCAAGGGTCTTTACAGAGTTTTACTATGGGTGTTAACGAATAACACTTAATGTTTAGTAGCTTGTTCTTTAAAGAGTTTTGTCAAGTCTCTTTACATGACGTTACACTAACGTTAACTATCTTTACAGATTCTTTTAAGGCTCTCTTCTACCACTCCCATACTATCATTGTGAAGAAAACTATCAAGATTCTTTACAATTCTTTACAAATGTTTGTATAGATATGGTCACAATACTTTAACTAGCTTTACAGAGTCTTTACAAATCTTCTTTACAGAGTCTTTACAAACCTTCTTTACAAAACTTTACAGAGATTTCTTTGTAATTTTATGTAAAAGTTATTGACAAGAGTCTGTGGAGGTGGGTAGTAAAACCGTAAGAATCTACTTAGATAACCGTTAAAACTCTACCTAGATAACCGTAAGAATCCACTTAGATAACCGTAAGAATATACTTAAAAACTAGGTAAACACTCCACTTAGATAACCATTAAAACTCTTCCTAGAATCTTCCTAGAACCTATTAAAACAACCCTTTTAAGTGGTCTTTATAGCCCCTTTGTAGTGTCTTTATAGGGTCTTTTAAGGCTTCTTACAGTCTATTCTTTGTAGGGTCTTTACAGTGTCTTTGTCTATTCTTTGTAGTTGAGAACTACTAAGGGTCACAGGGTTAAAAAGGCTTGTTAAAAGGTTGTTTTAATGTGGTTGTGTTTTATGGGGTGTTTGTTAATGGGTTTAACCGTGGAAAGTTAATCACATAAACAACCATCATGTGACCAAAACAATAAAACCTCTTATAAGGGCTTTTAAGGGGCTTTTAATCAATAGCCTTGTGATTACCTGTCTAGGGTCTTAAAAGTGCTTTACAGGGCTTTATAGAGCGTTTTAAAGGGTTTCTTGTGTTGGTTGTTTGTCTATGTTGGTAATAGGGTTTAAAGGATTGTTAAAAAAGGGTTTTAAAAGGGGTCTTTTTCGACGCGCTTCTAAGTTTTAATTGTTTGTTGTTATTGGTTGGATTGATTGGAGGTTTAAAGGTGGGTTTTAAGTGGTCTTTTTAAAGTCTTCTTAATAGCTCTTATAAGATAAAAGATTAAGACTTAAAAGAAAAGAAAAACAAGAAAAAGAAAAGAAAACAGTTACAACCTTACAGAACGTGGGTTATCTTGTCAAGTCTAAAAGACTGCTGTCAAGTAGCAAAAAGTGCTATTTTCTATAAGTCTTTATAAACACTGAGAAAATAAAAACCCCGTACAACCATTGACAAAGTTAATCTTTTGTGGTCATACGGGGAAACTTTCTATTTAGTTACATGTTAAAGATACATAATCTGAGAATCACCACGGTTTTCTAAAACGTCAATGATTTGGTAGTGGTTTAAGGCTAGTTTGTCATAAACAGCTTCTAATGCTCTTTTTTGAGTGTTGTAATTGCGCTGATATTCTACTTTATCCTTTAAAGACAACCCTTTGATTTCTTCTTCACGTTTTGATTGTAGGTTGATAATGTCACGTGTAACTTCTCTTTTAAATCGGTTATACTGTGCAACTGTTTTAAGAGTCTTTACAGTGCCGTTATAGTTAACTTTTACGCTGCTTTTCATTTCCTTAATCCTCTTTGTTAGTGGTTTTGGTGTTTTGTTCACTACGTTCTCTATGGGTTTATTATCACCTACTCAAACAACCCCGACAAGTGTCTTTACAATTCTTTACAAAACTTGTTTATGCCAGTGTAACTTTTTGACCTTTAACAATGATGTAACTTACTCCGCTATTGCTGTAAACATCTTGATAAACACGGCGCAAACGGCCTTCATAGTTAATCATTAATGATGTTGGTATTTTCTTCCCGTATCCGGTAGCAGTCTTTGACAATCCCATGATTTGCCAATCTAAAGGTTTTTGGATAGCGTCTACAGTTTCGCCAGTTGAACGAACATAAAAAGTTACTTCACCGTTGCGTGTTACATATGACATTCTTAAACCCTCTTGGTTAGTGGATAGTGTTTCGTTCTCTAAAACGCTCACTGCGTTCTCTTGTTTCTATGGGGTCATTATGAATCATTCAAACAACCCCTGCAAGTGTCTTTACAATTCTTTACAAAACTCTTATAAGTTGTTGTTTTTATTCTTCTTCTTCTTCTTCGTCTTCATCTTCTTCTTGTGACTCTTCCCACTCTTCGATTTTTTCGTCTAGAATCTCATTAGCGTGAGCTGTTAATTGGTTATAAACTCCCCACTGAATAATTTTAAAGATGTTGTTACCTGCGCACTCTATATCATCAATATCATCATTAAAATCCGAGTCTGTGATTAATTCTGCTAGTTCACTATACATTACAGGAACGGCATTGTCACAAATCTCATGGATTAAATCTTCAACAGTTGAACGGCTACCCTGTGACAATTCAATCTCTTCTACAATGCGGTATTCAACGTAGCTTTTCAGGTCAGCGATAGTAGTCATTTTTAAAATCCTCTTGATTAGTGGTCATTTTGATTTCTTGGTGGGGTAACTTGTTTTCGTCGTTCCCCGTTTCGATGAGGTCATTATGCCATGCTTTTAAATCTTGTAAAGCATAGTTTTGTAAAGAAGTGTAAAGAGAATCTAAATAGTGAGTCTCTCTATAATCCTCTATAAGACATTTTAAAGGTTATCAATACGATTGGGTAGGTTATAGGGCGAAAAGCTTATAGCGGGCTTTTTAGGGGGTTTTGTGAGGGGTTATAGCTTGGATGTTTAAAGATTTGGGAGTAGAAAATAAAAAGGCCACCATTTAGGCAGCCTCTTTAACTCTTTACAGAACGGTTTTTAAGTCCTCTTCTGTAAAATTATCAATTTCAAGGGTTTTGCATATCATACGATAAGCAAACCGTTGTTTTTCTGTCAGTGAGTTTAAGAATTCACTATAAAAATCACCTTCAAACATTACAGCAGCTTGCAATTTATGTAACTGCTCTTTATTCAAACCTTGTAAGAATGGTTTAACCTTTTCGCTTCTGGTATTCTTTTTCGATATCTCATCAACCTTTTTAGATAGTTGTGAGATTTTAACAGTTAAAAGCCCCACAAATAAAGCCAAACCACAAAACGCATATAACATATATTAATCATCCTCCTTAATAATTAAACGTTAAAAGCTCTCTTATATGACACTTTTGTATTGTGCTTTTTCTCATAACCTTTTAGGTATTCCACTTTGACAATTGCCAGTTTACGAGATTTCAAATTAAACTCTCTTCCCCAGCGTTTTACAGAAGATTTACCATTATCAACAATTTTACCAGCTTTATGATTACGGGCATTTTGACGAGTTTTAAAGAACATTTGCATTTTAAAGTCCTCTTGGTTAGTTGGTTAGGTTTTCTTTTCAAAGGGGATTATCTGGCAATCCCCTTCACAAAACAACCTAATTTACATTACTTTACAAAATCAACAATCAATTTTGCACCGTGAACATTGATGCTTAAAGTGTTGTTATCTTCCCATATGCAGCCAGTGAACCCGTTAAAATCTTCTTCATAGTTATGTGGCAAGCAATCCAAATGACAAGACATTTCACAGTATACACGGGTCACATTAAAGCCTTTGTCTTTGCAGAAATTACGAACCGCTAACAAAACACCGTAAAAATCATCTTTAAAGTCACCTAGAACACTAGTTCCTACCCCATACATCATAGAATTTGCTTCTAACATTACAGCTTCTTGTGCTGATTTACAACCACTAAAATCTAAATCATCTTCTACAAAACCATTAAAATCACTGTCATTAATGATTGACCATGCATCATGGTAATAGATTACTTCTGGTACTTCCACATCTAAATCATCAATCACATAATATTCAAAGTCATCTAGTGAATCCCACTGAGAATTCCCGCAAATGTTTTCAGCTAAAGTTGCAAAGGTGTCTTTCTGGATTGAGTTGTAAGTCATAGTCATTTTTAAAATCCTCTTGATTAGGTTTTTAGTTTTTCGGGGTAGTTCCCCGTTTCGATGAGAGTATTATTATCTTTTTAGTTTAATCTTGCAAGGGTCTTTACACTTCTTTACAAAAGGTCATTTACCAACCAGACACCATGCTATAATCTTCACCGCTAAATGCTTCACTCTTGCGTAAACGCTGATACAATAATTCACTTGCACTATTTGATAGTCCTAGATACAAAACCCCGTAGAATTTAATGAGTTGTTTATAAGCGCTAAATACATTTTCCAGTTTTGACCCCTTTTTCTTATAACCTTCTTTTACATGTAACACCAATTCAGGGTATTCATTCACCATTTCGTTGTAAACTGTTTTAATTGGTGAACTAACATTATTAAAGAATTGTAAAGCTTCTTCAAAGTTTTCTATCTGCTTTTTAACTACTGTCATGCTTGCAGCTACGTTTAAAGCATTCATTATGATAAAAGTTTCTTCTAGTTTAGTGGTAGTAGTCATTTTAAAATCCTCTTGGTTAGTTTTAGTGTTTCGTTCTCTTGTTTAAAACGCTCACTACGTTCTCTATGGGGTCATTATGAACCATTCAAACAACCCCTGCAAGCATCTTTACAATTCTTTACAAATCAATCTTGGTTCAATTCTTCGCAAGCCATAATCACATTTACGTTTTTGACTTCATTGTCATTTTCTAAATCCATAACTAAAGAGACCGTTTCTTCAATGCATTCCGATTGCGTTTCATATTGTTCATTTAATAAGAATGTTTCACCATCTATAGTGGTAACACTTGCAACAAAACCAAACATCATACCAGTAACGAAATGTAACATTTTTAAAATCCTCTTGGTTAGTCTTCGTTTTCAATACGTTTATGTTAGTTCTTCAAAGGGGACTAATCAATCCCCTTTACAAAACTTTACAAATCACAGCATTACATCAAAGGTTACTTCCTCAATTCTAAAACTAGACTGTTCATCTTTTGAGAAGCTTTCTATGTACTCCCATGCTTTTTCTTCTGATGAGAACAACCCACAATATTCATCATCACCATTAGAGTTGTTAAAGAATACAACGTAAACAACCATTTTAAACTCCTATCTTTAAGAATACGATATAACACAAATCTTTATAATCTTTTTCGGCTTGCTCTCTTGTATCGCGTTTAATTATGTGACCGTTATAGTGAATCTCATACTCGGTTATTTCATCGGTACTATCCCAAAAGTCACAATGGGTATGTTTGTTTAGAATAATGCAGGTCTCATTATATTTACATACAGCTATTTCTTCGAAATCTACAGTGATTCTGATGTTGTGACTCATCTTTTAAACCCTTGGTTAGTTAATTTGTGAAGTTACTTTAAACGTTTTATTGGAAAAGTAAAGCGGCTGTTTTGTCTTTTTAGCTTCTACCATTCCTAAATTCCACAAAATTTGTGCTAACCCTGCCGTTTTACGGTTATTAAACTGTAAAGCTGTATTTAATAAAGTTTTAGCTGATACCATTTTTAAATCCTCTTGATTAGGTTTTAGTGTTTCGTTCTGTAAAACGCTCACTGCGTTCTCTTGTTTCTATGGGGTCATTATGAATCATTCAAATAACCCCTGCAAGTGTCTTTACAATTCTTTACAAATCAACTACCGCTGGCTTGTTAATGCTCCAACCTGCTGTTTTTACTTCACCTTTTACCAGTTCAAAATGCCAGTATAAATCTTTATAGCTGATATAAATTTCTGTTACAAGGTCGGTAACTTTTTCATTGGTTTTAAAGTTAACCGTATAAGTATATTCATAATCGGATTTGTAAATGATTTCACCATAACGGCGGCATTCTTTGTATACGGTATCAAGGGAGCCACCTTTATCAATTTGTGCTTTTAGTTGGGTTTTAGTTAGTGGCTTTACTAGTGCGTTAATTTCACGTTTCATCTTTATATCCTTTGATTAAGGTTAGTTTGTCGGGTCATTCCCGTTTCGTTGGAGCCATTATGATGTGATGGGTGAGAGTATGCAAGGAAAGTTTTGTAAAGAAGTGTAAATGGGGATTGTAAAGATTTGTAAAAGAGGTTGACATTCGATGAGGTTTTGTGTGTCAGAATTTTCTCTACAGATTTTTCTCTATAAATTTTTATAAGCACAAGATAAAAATAGATTTTCTCGCCTGTCTCCTGCCAGTTCTTTTTTATAAGCACGTGGCTAGAATTAAAAAGCTTGCCTGTCCCCTGCTATAAGCACAGTTTTTGAATAGTTTTTCTATCGTTTCCCTTGACAAAATTAATTTTATAAGCACAGTTTTTGAATAGTTTTTCTATCGTTTCCCCTGCTAGAATCTCTGAACAGACACCCCTACCAGAACCTTAGTAGGGATGCCCTTAGATAATTACTTATCAGATTTTATTAACGTCTACCCAACGAATATTCTTAAAACTTTGTAGACGTTTCAGTTTATGAATATCCCTTTTAGGATTGACAAAGAAGTACAAGAAATCATAAGGTAAATCAAAACTCCTTAGAGCATTCTCAAAGTTACCATACCCACCTACAAAACGATTAACAGGGGTTACTGAGAGGGTAACTGGACAGAACTTATGATTAGTAATTGGTATCAAGGGTAACTCTAAACCAGTTGAATTAGGGTTCAACTGAAAAGTGTTACCAACATTGTCTATCATCAGAATCCCGTCATAAACTTTTGGTAGACTAGTTTTAAACTCAAAGTGTGAAAGATTTGGATAAGAGTCTGGATGAATAACCATTGTCACATCAGCTTCAATTATACTACTAATCAAGTTCAGGACAGCGAACTCATTCAAACCACCAATACCACAACCAATCATAGGTAGACCAATCTTTTGCACATGGTTCTCTTTGCAGAATGCATTAAGATTGTGAAAAGCGTCTGCTAAGTGGTTATACTTTGCATTACGACCAGTATAAACCTGAGTGTATAGGTTTGCTACATAGAATCCACCACCACTATTGACGTAAGCATGTGACATACGACCAGCCATAGTAGGACATTCTACGTGAGGTTTTGTATCACGATACCGCAAATTGTATTTGTCATGCATGGTTCTGTCTGCTTCAAAAGCCATTGGGAACTCTTCTTTAATGAATTTAGCAATACCTGCACCCATTAAATTCATCGTATTACAACCATGACCAATCAAATCAAAAGCACCCATCTTAGCAAACTCAATCAAGTCACCGTGAATCAATCGTGTAATAGCCATTTCTTCTCTCCTTCGTGTTTCGTTATGTTTATAAGTCAGTTCTTCAAAGGGGTCTTTTCAATAGCTTGCCAGACCCCTTTACAAAACATTACTTATAGAAGACTTCCAGAGTTCCTATGATGGTATCTGTTCCCATAAACTTCATAGTGTGTACTATGAAAGGTTTATCTAAGTCAGTTTCACCTTCAAGGTGTTTGCTTTCTAATGTTGGTTGTCTTCCGTGGTCTTCTGCAATCTGTAGACACATCTTTTTCCAACCATTATAAATCATATCCCTTCCATAACCAGAATAGTCTTCCACTAACTCTGTGACACCTTCTAATTCACCATCTTCAATGTCATGCAACACCCACTTGTGAATCAGTCCACTCATATTAAGACCCCACTGCAATATACTATACAAGCTACTGCAAAAGCCATTGACCAACCAAATGCATCATCGTTTTTAAACAGTTTCATAGTAGTTACCTCACGCTGTTAATCTTTACTGTAAACATAACCTAAGAAAATCAACACTGCCACAAACTTTAAGAAGCTATACAACTCAGGTGTTAGTAATGAACCCATGATTCTCCATCCTCACTTGGTTTTACACGATTACCTTCATGGTCTACCCAACCTGCACAGCACCCTTCACAGATAACTGTAGCAGCAAAACCCTCTTCCCATTGCTCTTTTGTGATAAGACCTTCTAAGTCTTTAGTATCCCTTCCAAACGTTTCAATAGAGCACTTCTTGCAAAAATCAGCCATTTGAATTCCCCTTTAAGATTCTGTCTATTAAACCGTTGTACTTAATCGCACATTGGTAGAACTTGTTTCTGTAAAACTCTGCTGTGTCAGTGACTGATTCACCAGTTGTACCAGACATTACAGCACCCTTTCCAACAACATCTTCTTGATAAATCTTATCACTTTGTTTCACTAGGTAGTTGTGATTTACCTGATTCGGATGTTTCGTTGAACATCCTGACATAATCATCGCTAACACAAACATTCCTGAAAACAGTTTTAGTCTTCTCTTTAATGATTGTCTTTTCATTTACCTTATTACCTCTGTCAAACTCCTTCAAAGATTGATTCATTCTATCAAGTAGTTCTGTCTGACCTTTTAAGAAAGCTTTGTTAGCTTCTTTATCAATCTCTTCTTGGTGGAGTCTTTCTTGAACTATTTGGTAATCCCTCCATTTGTACCCACAACTGAATGATACTCCTATCAAACCTACTAACGCAATAATCTTTACATAACTTGACATTTCTCTTCTCCTATAAATTAGAAAGGCCACCTTAGAGGTGACCAATCTTTCATAGTTAGCCTAACATATTCTGGTAAGCATTTACTAAGGTTGTTTGAGTTGATAACAATCTTTTCAATGATTGACCTAATGCCACCACATTCTTATCATCACTTAGTGCCATTTTCCCAATAGCAATCTCATCAATGAATAGGTAGATGGTATCTTTGAACTCCAAACTTACAAGAGTTGGTAGGTGCAGAGTTCGATACTGCATCATATCTGTGTCAGTAATAGTGAGATTATCACCACGTAAAGCTTTCATGATGTTTGTTTCAATAACAGCATTAAAACTACGCATCCCACTATTATCTTTCTTTACAGTGGTGGCTTGGAATTCAACATTTCGACTGACTTCTGAGTAGAGAATGCTTGCAACTTCTACCATCTTTTTATCTTTGTCTGCTGACATTACTAAATGAACTGATTTCATGGTTGTCCCCTTCTTAGCTGTACATTGCTTCAATTTCTGCTTCCATTGATTCTTGTAGTGCTTCTATCAGTTCTTCTTGAGTTTGTCGATAGATAACTTCAATAGCTAACTCCCTAAAGTGTTCTTCGTTTTCTGTGAAGAAGTTTGAGAACTCAACTGACCAACCTTTACATCCAGCTTCACGGTAAGCTATTTCTTGAGCTACTTCATAAATCATCCAATCTGCCGTGTGAATACCCATCTGACGGACAAAACCTTTCAAGTCACGTTTTCTCCAAAATGGGCTAACCTTAGAGTCACATACACTTTCAAATCGACGCTTCCACAGGTTTATTGCTATTTTGTAAATAGATTTACGTTTCATCTTACACTCCCTCTAAACAAACCTTCAATGATATCAATTAGGTAATGCACTGCAAAGATTACACCTTTAGTCAACCAGTACATTACTGTGAATATTCCCACTCCTACAAGGATGGTTGGGGTATCCGTATCAATTTGTCCAGTTGTTATTAAATGGTTAAGGGAGGCCGCTGTAACAATCGTCATTCCCCAAAAGAATAACCATGCAATAAAGCTAAACAGTTTCTTTATAAATTTCATTTCACAACCTTATTAAGCTTTTGGCTTAACTGTCATTGTAGTGATATGTGGGAAGAAATCATTGATAGCTTTGATAACTTCTACAGTGTCGTCTATAAAGGCTTCTACTTCAAAGTATGGGAGAACTGCACCAGCCATACGTTCCACTTTAATTTGTTCAGCACTTTTACGGTTACAACCCTGTCCACGCATAAACAAAAGAGTTCTTGAATACCACTCGCCCATGTTCTCTTCTAAGAATTTTTCAGTTAAGTAACGTTGCGTTTCACCACGTGCTGTCATAAAGATGATACGTGAATCTGCACCATGACTACGTAAGAAACTAATAAGCATTTCAAACATAAACTTAACAGGTTCTACTTCATTCATCTTAGAGAACTGTGTCCAGTTTGGTTCATGAGTGCCATCTTTCAAGAGCACACCTTTCTCTTTCTTGTAAGTATTCAATACACCATCAATGTCACATACAATAGCTTTTGGTTTATTTGCATAGAATACATCTGGCATAATCATCAAATCATCTACGTGGATGCTGTATGATGGAAAATAATCTTGTGGAGTATTGTATATTGGTACTTCTGGTTCTGACTCAGAGACTAAGTAAAGGTCTTTATAATAGATATAACCTTTTATAACTTCCTTGGTACTCCAGTTTATATAAGCAATGTTAGTAGGTTTAATTGTTGAGTTCTTCATTGTGGTGTTCCCCCCCCCCTTGTTTATTTATCTTCTCTATGTGGCACATGTTAGTTCTTCAAAGGGGTCTTTGCAAACCCCTTTACAAAACCTTACATCATTAAACCACCATAACAAGCTTGCATAAGCTTTACACTATCTAGAACGTCTTTGGAATAGGTTTTCCCTTTGGTTCCGTTATAGTTGTAACCTGCATTGTAACTGGCAAGAATCTTCTTGATGTTCTTCTCTCCGTGAACCTTCTTCCAAAACTCTATCTCTTTCCTTGATTCATCTGCTGAATAGTGGAAGTCATTAATGAGTCTCTTCTTAGCCTTTGCAGGGGACTTTATGTTATTACGCTTCACCACTGTTTTAAGATGGTTTTGAAATACACCATAGTCCTTGGTTTTATTGTTGATTAACTTAACACCTAATTGAGATTCCCTGTGAGCAATCCCTACCATAACCTTACCCCAACCTTTTCCAAGGTTTTCTTCCCCATAACGGTAAGACATGTTGAGGGTTTTAATCTGGTTAACAGTTAGAGTCGGGCAGCTTTCAGGCATAGTCTTTGTAGTAAGCTTTGTAATTGGTGATTCCGCATTATGGGAAGATACTAAAAGGCTTACTGCAAAGGCTGTCTTGAGCATCGCTTCTAAAAACATTTCTATTCCTCTTGTAGAAAACATGTAACTAATATAAACGAAAAAGGCCACCCTGTGAAGGGCAGCCTTTGTAAAACTTTTTAAAGATTACTGGATATCTTTGATTCCTAAGATTTCACCAGCAGAACCAACCATTACATGTTGACGCTTGTATTCATAAGTGTTTGGAATATCTTGGCGAGAACTATTCACCAATCCAACAACTTCATACTTAGAAGTACGAACCTTCATATCATCATAATCATCTGGTACAGAAACTACATCAGCAGGACTCATACGAACCTTTGTAATCACGTTACCAGAGAAGCTTCTTACATAATCCCACGCACCAACATGAAGACCTTGTGAACATGTAACACTTCTACGGTCATCTACCATCCAACGTGGCATTTCAACTACACAACCAACGTTGTTAGGAACCTTACCAGTGCGACTATCAAACAGGTTGTTACCTTTTGACTGCACTTTCTTCCAACCAATCAAATAACCATCTTCATCAATTTCTACATCATTGTGACAAACGAATCCCCACAATTGTTCTACACTGCTACGGCTAGGGTTCTGCATCAACAGCTCAAAGAACTTGATAAGACGTTGGAAACCATCATCACCTTTCTGCATCAACTGAATGATTTTATCAGCCAATTCAGTTTTAACCTGCATTTCACCGTAGAAGAGTTTTTCACCTTTGATTGTGATGTTACCTTGAGTAAATGTTTCGATAGCTTTTCGAATATTCATCAACTCAAAAGCAGCTTTGAAGTCTTCATTAAAGATTGCTTCACGAATAGCTTTGTAGTTAGGGTGAGTGCTGTCAACAATCTCAGTTTCATTATTCATTGTCAGAATAACACTGTCACCTGTCAGAACATATTCCACACGGTCACCACTTTTCAATGCATCCATCAATGATGATTCAGTTACTTCAATCTCTACTTCATCATCAGCCTGTAAAGCAGGGATATCGTTAGCAGGTTGTTCAGAAGTTGGTTTAACAATCTTACCATCACGCTCTAACAGGATTAAATCATTATCTCCACCCCTGTAAGCATTGTGGTTCTTGTTAGACCATTGTACATGAATCCATGCCGCTGTACTAGAATCTTCTGTTACAACCCCTTTAATACTACGTGGGTTATATTCATCAATAGACCAATTACTGTGCTTAGATAGCATAACCACATCCCCAACTACAAGTTCACTATTTGTGATTTTGTCAATATAAATGAACTCCTGTTTCTGTTCAACCTCTTGTAGAGCAGGTCGCTTAATAACAGCCAATGGAACATTTTGTTGTAAAGACTTATCAGCCATACGTTTTTCATGGCGTTCTACAGCACGTCCTACTGAGCGTGTAGATGTACCGTACTTCTTAGCGATTGCTGTTTTAGTCATGATACCAGCTTTAACGTCTGCATAGATTGCTGCATCAATTTGAATCTTAGTCATGGTAGTTTCCTCTCATTTGGTTTCGTTGTTTAAGTGGCCTTATTAGACCACTTTAAAATTTATCTGTCAACTATTAATACACACATTTCTTAATAGCTTCTGCACTTAATCCTTTCATGGTGATACCACCGTCTTTCTCTACCACCTCTTTGAAAGACACTTTATACCAATCAATCAAACTGTACAAGAAGTTTCTTTCCTTAAATTTATCCATATCCTTCTGAATTTTCTTCTTCAATTTGTTCTTGATAGCGTGGTAATGTGCTTTAGCAGGATGATTATACATCAACACATTCTCTGCAACCTTATAGATATCACTTTGAGTATCTTCAAACAAGTTATCTGACATAGCTACATAGTGGAACCGTCCAAGATACTTCTCAATCACGTGAATATTATCTTCCATGTGGCTAAACTCTTCTTGTCTACGGTACGGTATCCAAGGTGATTTGAACTTACCACCCCAAGAAAGAATCATTCGCAAAGAGTCATAACTTGGATAATAACCACGTACCATATTCTTTGTTAGACGCATTGATAAGCGGTAAAGTTGGTAAGGGTCTTTAAACAGATTTTCAGCAATGACTTCATCTGTGACCTCAATCCAATCTTCTGGAATTTTGTTCCAATTAGACTTACGGAATACGTAAATCTTTCCACCTAAGATACGTGCCAGTGACATTATAGAATTGTTACAGATACTTATACCACAGCTAATCACCTCATTCCCTACAGTTCGAATGTAATACTGCTGACCTTTAACATCATTGATGCAGATGTTATCTTCGTACTTTGTATCATCTTCAATAACCACCATCTTAACAGGTGGAGCTACACGACGAACTGGTTTATACAAATCTTCATGGTCTGCTAACAAGAAGGTATTTTTCAAGACCCTTTCACGTGGTATTCCAACACCTTTGAAGAAGTCTAATAGACTCTTCTGACTAGGGAAAGTCCACACAGTTGGGTTACTCACAGACTTTTCAGTAGAAAATCCCTGAGCAATTGCTTTCATAATCTGCATATTACCAGTTGTCTTAATAGTACCAGATTTAGTGGTACGGTTATTAATGACAAAAATGTTTGTATCAAAAGTATTTTCTTTCCAATACCAAGAGAATGGGGTGTATGAGTGTTTGTTAACCACAGGAGATAAGGTTGGCTTCTTACCTTCCAATTCCCGTAGCTCAATCTTTCTCATACCCAAATCTATAACATCGTGTGCATAGATAGTATTTCCGTAGTCATCTGTGACTTCTACCCCACGATAATCTCTCATAGGGAAACGTTGTCCAAGCTTATTCTTACGAAACTCCACGTAACGGTATGTAAAGATATGAACCCAATCTGCTACTGTTTTACCACGGAAAACTAGACTCTTGTCAATGTAAACTAGAGTTTTCTTTTCATAACAGTTCTTCCAATCGTTGCGTAGTTCTGCAAGTTCTGCAAAAGTATTACACCCATCTACTTGAGATTGTAGGTCTTTAATGACGCTTTGAGCAAACTCTTTAATAACATTTACAATGTAAGCATAAGTCTCTTCTGTGAATGACAGAGTTTCACGTGATGCAGCTACCTCTACAGAACCAATTGGTAGATGAATCTCAATAAGTTTATATTCTTTGAAAAGATTTTCATCAATCAATTCCCACAACTCTTGACGTTCTGCAAAGATTGTGTCTAGCTCAAAGTCATAAGCAACGCCTCCCATAACAATTTTAATGTCAGGTTCTGACCAGCTTGACTTTCTATGGTAAGTGTAAGCTTTGTATTTCTCACCTTCCAAAGCCAATTCATAATCACTGTGATAGTAATCTAACTCAATGTTACAGTTAGGTTTCACATCAAAGAAGCTGTAAACATAACAAGCCTCTTGGAAGAATGCCTCAATCATTGTATTTGGAATAGCCACTCGTACAGAGAATCCCGTAGGTTCATCAGACGGCATTTCCATAAGCTTTGTGACTTGTGGCATACCTTCTTCCATGTAGATAGTGTATTGACGTTTTACACCATCCATCCAAGCTGTAACCGTTGCAGACTGAGCCACAGAGAAGAATGATTTAGAACCAACCCCAAAGCAACCAATTGCATCATTAGTATCTCGTTTAGTTGAAGCACCATAAGATAGGTACATCTTCATCACAGTTTCGTGATTCATACTGATACCATAGTCACGTGCTTCAAAGTATGGTTCAAAACGAGTTGGTAAGTGAATATCTAAAGGAACATCCTTCTTACCAGCCATAGCATGACCATCTAAACCATTACAAGATAACTCACGAATAACAGCCCTTTCTTTATACTGATACAAACCACTGCTAAGAAGTTTGAACATTTCAGGTGTCATTTCAATAGAAGCTTGAGCAGTCTCTAAGCTAGAACTACGTGTTACAGGTTCATAGTTGTGTTGTAAAATCATTTCTTCCCCCTCAATCTTTGTTAGTCTTTACTTACTTCTTTGATTACGTACTCAACCCCTGCTAAGTACAATTCAAAAGCAAATCTCTCCACATGAACTTTTGCATTTTCTGGTAAACCATTTGGAAACCACTCTTTGCAAATTTTCTCATAAGTCAAATAAAAGTTATCTTCCATGCCACACTACCTCTAGTTGGTTTCGATGTGGAGAATAATAATACTCCGTGGTTTCTGTGTCCATACCTGATTCTGTAAGGATTTGTAAAAGTTCACCATTAGAGAGTTTTGGAAAGTTTTTAAAGCATCCATGTACAGTAAGGGTAGCCCCTTTATGAATACCTTTTAAAACCTCCACAGAGCTAATGTATGACTTTAAATCCTCAGTACCCTCATAATGGTATTCCAAAGAGATATTTGTCCGTACAATCGTTTCTACGTGCATTCTAAAGGTCTCCTTTAAAGGGGTCTAAAAAGACCCCATACAATTATCTTAGATGAACAACTCAGCGTACTTACGAGTAGTGTTTAATCCACCATTGTACTTAGGTGTGTCAGCAACCCCTTGGAAGAATTTTGCACGATAGATGCATCGTGGGTCTTGAATAGCTTCCAACCATTCTTCACGTGTCAATGTATCTTCCATAGTGATGTGACGTGGGTTAGATACATCAAAGGTAGCTGTGATATAACCTTTTGCAGATTTCTTAACGCCATTATCTGTCTTAGGTTCTTTTGCTAACATTAACATTTCACCATTTACCGTTGTAGCTGTAGCCTTAACAGCAAATCCAAAGGTGTCACGTGTCATGTAATTGTATGTGAATGAACCTACACCAAACACTACGTTAGAACTTGCAAAACCCATTTCCTTCATTCGTGAAAGAATCTCATCAGCACGTTCCAGAGTGATACTATCTCCATAGATAAGGCCAATGTGTGGGTCAAGTACACGGTAACCTTTACTGTTAACTGTCCCACCAAACACTTTCCATAGTAGCTCTAAAGAACCTTTGATTTCTTCCCCGCTAATCTGGTCAACTTCATATGTTTTTACATCAAGAACTAAGTAAGAACCATCTATAAGTTCATCCCCGATGAAGTCATAACCCTCACTCTCTAAGTCCTTGCAGATATATTCTGGAACTTTAGGTAGTGGGATGTATGAAGGAAGCCCAAACTGTTCTTTTACATCACTAAATCTGGCAACTTTATAACCACAGATAATTTTCAGAGGGTTACCAGAATCTGGACGTACAACCACTTTACCTTCACGCTGCATAATCTCTTCTTTTAGTTTTGGAAGGATTACTGTCAAATTACGGAAGTAGTTGAATGTGTCCATCACAGTACTAAACAGACCAACTGGATAAATCTCTGTCATTAAACGTTTCAGATACAGATATTCACCATAGCAACGGAAAGCATCTTCACTGTTATCTGCTGCGTCTTTACACCACTTAGGAACATCTCCAATATTCATTCCCATAGTTTCTGCTGCAATGTTACTCATCATAACAGTATGTTCAGTTGCAGGGATAGAACTTGCAATATCTGATACTTCTCCACCATACACTTGATGGATGTTATAAACAGCAGGGAAAGAGTCAGTCCCTTTAAAATACAGCAGGTGACCAGTATTTGTAGTACCACCATCATTAGAACCACTCATACCACGCAGTGCAAAGTCATGTGCTTGATAAGGGATGTGGTCTTTATTGTCACAAGTCTCATCTGCAAAACCTTCTAACAAGCGACGGTAATGAAGTGCAATAGTTGCCACTGTACAAGGTTTCCACAGTTCATTTGAAAGCACATCTTCTAAGTAAGAAGCTACCCATGCAAAATCTGGATGAGTGCTTTCCACCAATAAGATAGGTGTCTTAATAGGAACAACTGTACCTTCACTTGGTGACATAACCATCACTGGTAAGAACCCTAAACGGTGTAAGTCACGAATGTGTGTGGATGTGATACCACCTAAAACACCACCTGTGTATAATTCCCATTCTGCTACAACTTCATCTTCATCACGGTTAAAGAAGGTGTTGTTCCAGTGGTCTTTCAAGTAACGGTTCACCAGATTGGTTACTCCCCAAACTACTACACCATCAACAGCTAATGGGCTTTTAAACCAATAATCTGAGCGTGGTGTCATGTTCAGGAACAGACGTGATTGACCTTTTGGATACTGGAAATAGTGACCGATTTTATAAGCATCACAGTTCAAATGTGCAGGAGTATTAAAGATTGATTGGTTCATAGTATCTTCCTTTCGTTGTTTTAGTAGCTCTATGTTAGTTCTTCAAAGGGGTCTTTTCAATAGCTTGCCAGACCCCTTTACAACTCTTTACAGATTACTGAGCAAATTCATCTTCTAAGAATTTTTCTACAGCAAGATTTGCAAAAAGTGCAACAACATCTGCCAGCATCATCTCTTTCATTTTCATTGCAACATCTGAATCATCAATGGTGTCTTGCAAGTCTTTAATAATTTCCTCTACAGGGAATACTTTCAATTCAATATCTACCAGTGAAGAGTTAAGAACATCCAACATTCCCATGTGATGCAGCATGACAGCATTTTGCATAACATCTTTTAAGTTGAATAGTGCAGCCTCACCTTCTGTAGTTTTAACTGCCAGAACATCTTCAAAGTGATTTTCTGTGAAAAGTACAGTTACTGGTGCATTGAAGTCTACGGTAGCGATTTTGGTTTTCATGGTTGTTTCCTCTTGTTTACCAAATGGTTTGTTATTTAAGTGTCTTTATACTAACTGTTTAATTTATCTATTTCAACAATCTTTACAATTACATACGTTCAATGAAGTCGTGTAGTTCACCAAGTTTAACGTTGATAACTTCATAACCTTCAAAGCATGTGCATCATTTTCAACCATTCGATGGTAACAAGGTCTTCCTCTAAGTCTTTCAATGAGGTGTTATAGAAGTTATCACCTAATTCTTCATACATTTCATTAGAAGCTTTTAATGTTTCTTCTAATCCTTCAAAGTGGATTGATAAACCTACCATTTGCAGAGGCTGACCTTGAGCACGGCTGTTATCTTCATTTTGAATAAGAACGATATCCAGAAGTTTACCAGTCTTATTAAGTTTGATGATAGTTGTGTTTGTGTTTTTAGTGATTTTCATTTTCTATTTCCTCTTGTTTGTTTCGATGGATGTATCTTAGTTCTTCAAAGGGGTCTTTGCAAACCCCTTTACAAAACCTTACTTACATCTGAATAAGTTGAAACCCTTTAACACGTGAATCAAATTCTTCTGGAAGACGTAGTGTGTCAGTGGTAAAGATTTCATCAATACCAGCATCATACAGTACATCCACACCTTTAGAGAAAATGCCATGTGTTACATACAAGCCAACTTTCTCTACATCAAACACTTTTAGAAGTTGAGTTGCTTGGATAAAGGTGTATCCTCCGTCACAAATATCATCAACAATCAAAAGCTTACCACCTTTCAAATGCTCTAAACCATGTAATACAAAAGGTGCTGAAAGCTGTCCGGTTGAAGGGTCACGGCGTTTAGTCATTTGTACAACTGGAAGACCTAATTCATCAGCAACCTTTTCAACTTTCTTAGTAGAACCCGCATCAGGTGCTACCAAAGCTGTGTACTCTTCACTGATATTGTGAATCTTATCAAGCCCACGGATAAAGCTCCAAACAGGTACATGGTTAAAGTTCTCAATACATGAGTGTGCTACATAACTATGTGCATCATATGATAAAACTTCATTGAACCCTAAAGAGTTCAGCATCTGACCATAAACCTTCAAAGCATGTGCATCATTTTCAACCATTCGACGGTCATAACGTGCATTTGGTAAATATGGTAAAACTAGTACCCAATGGTTTTGCATGATTAATGGTTGGTCGATAAGAACCATCCCCTGCAAAGCGTCTTTAATCAGAGCAATCTTGAAAAGTTGGTCTGGTTCATAACCACGTGTGATAATCATGAAACGGGTAATTCCACCACAAGCTGCTAAAGAACCTTCTTCTAAGTGTATTGCTACCTCACCACTTGGAAACTTGATTTCTTCAACATCAATACCAAAGTTCTCACCTTCACAGTTCTGAATAATAACTTGATACGTTGCTTTCATTTTGTTTTCCTCTCTTGCGTTTCGATGGGATAACTATACGTGATGTGGTTTTGGAAAGGAAGAGTCTTTACAACTCTTTACAGAAGATATTTAGATACGAAAAAGGGGTCTGAATAGACCCCCTTATAGAGAATTACTGTGCTAGATTTACTTTCTTGAGGAATGAGAATACATCCTTTGAACCCAACTCTGCAATGAACTCACGTAGACGTGGATGCAGTTTAACTAGGTGTTGCTTGCAGATGATTTTCTTATCCTTCTTGCTCAACACTAGGTGGACTTTCTCAAGACCTACACCTTTAGGGATATCTCCCTCTTTAGTGTTGTAACGTAGAACTGCTTCATCAAATGGGATAAAGTTCTGCCCATCATGATACCCATTTCCACAAAAGATAGCTTCATACTCTTCCATCATAAATGCAGACAGACTGTAGATTTGAAGACGGCGAGTATTACGGATACCTTTTTTGATTGTGCTCATTTTAAATGCTCCTTAGTAGACTTCTTTTAATAATTCAAGATGATATTCAAGTTCTTCTTTCAAGTCAACCAGTGGTTGATACTCTTCTTCGTGCTTCTTCATATAGTCTTTTAAGTGTTTAACTTGAGACTTGAAGCCCATTTTATTACGTTGTTTAGGCACTTCATCACCTAATTGATGATTTTCTTTACCCAGCTGTATAAACCAATTTGTCCTGTGATGGTGACCACCTCTTCCTAGTGGGATATGATGCCCTATTGTGAAGTGTGCTGTCCCATACATCTTATTAAGAATGGCTACCGTGTTCTTGAAAACAAAATGTTCGTAAACATTATCAACGGTGAACAATGAAGTTGCCAGTCTTACATGACGACGACGAACATGTCTATGCAGATAACGTCTACGTTTGTAAACATCAGACTGACGCAAACTTTCTGAACGAACATAGTTTGGACGGTATGTTTCAATGAACTCCGCTCTTTCTTCAAAAGATTGAGTATTAATCAATTCACTACAAATCATCATTAGAGAAGCAGAACCATTAGCAGCCATTTCAATAATCCTTAATCAATCATTACAAACTGTATTTCACCAGCTTTCTTCCATCTGACTTGGTTGTCAGACCCACGGTAAGGTTTCTTTGTAGGGAGGTCTTTCTCATACTTCCCATCAATGAGGTAGTCAACATAGTTCAGTACCTCTGTACCGCTTACTTGAGAATAAGTATACCCTGTCCACATCCAAATGTCTTTATTTGGAAACCGTCTTTTAAATTCTTTACAAATCATTGTTACGGTTTCTACATTCTTTGGTGCTAATGGGTCTCCACCTAATAAAGTAAGTCCTGAGATAAAGTCTTCTGCACAATATGCTAATAGTTTTTCCAACGTTTCCTCTGTAAAGGGTTCTCCAGCATTATACTTCCAAGCCTCTACGTTGAAACACCCATCACAACCATGTGAACAACCTGATACAAATAGTGACACCCTCACTCCGTCACCATTGTTCATATCACATGGGTCAATCTTCATATAGTTCATCTTTCCACCAACCTTTTTTCACTTTAAAAACTTTAACCTTTTTAACATTTTTATAACCATTAAAGTATGGCTTCTTAATTATCTCCAAAATCTCTCATCAGTTTTTGAGCAGTACCACTCTCTTTCCACTGTAACCTGTGGAACCATGATTGCAGTGTCTCCTGTAAATACTGGCATAAGGAACATTATAGAGTTTGTTCTTCCAGTTGCCCTACAATGGTTCTCTTCCACGTATCTTGCAACCTTGAAGGTGTCGTCTATTATTACGTAGACTATGGCAATCATCCCTAAACAAACAAATGTGAAGACAACTCTTAGAAGAAGGTCTTCTTTAAACCACTTCCATAACTTCCGCATAAGAACCCCCCTATATTGTAATTAAGAAGACCACCTGTTTAAAGGTGGCCTCTGTAAAGTTAGTTAAAGATTACTTTTCCATTACACGTTTGAAGTGTACTGAGTTAGGTTTCAAATCAGTGTGACCAGCAGCAATAAGGTCTAAACCACCTACTAGAAGTTTGAACCCATACACCTATTGTTCTGCTCGGTCATAACCTTTTCGAACTTTTGAGATGATACCTGTATACAATTGCTTCACAGATTCTGGTGTCATTCCATTAAATACACCTGCATTGTAACGTCCAAAAACTGCTCTGAAATAATTCTTGACAAGTTCTTTGTCGTCCCACTCCACATACATCTCTGCAAAGGCTGACTCTACAGCACGTTTCATACCAGTCATGTTGTTAGATGACTGATTCTTCTTCATCAATGCAGCTTTGAAGTCAAAGACTGTTCCTTCCAGTTCTTCGATTGCATCAAGAATCTCATGCAGAATTTTAACATTCTCTTCATCAGAGGTGAAGTTCAATGCTGTACGGTTATTCATCATAGTACCAGTCAGACGGCTTGAAGTCTCACGTGATGTTAAGTAGTTAACAATGTTAGTAGCTCGCTCGTCTTCTGTCTTATCAAGTTCTACACCATTGCGTTTCAAACCTAGATACAAAGACTGTTTACCTGTACGACGAGTACCTGTGTCAAGAACGTCTAAACATTCAGGAGCACCAACTTGTACAACATATGTTAAGTCTACACCTGCTTTTACTTGTGCTGTGAGTCGGTGTTGACCATCTTGTAAACGACCCTCTTTATCAAAAATTAAACAAGATGTTGGTGACCAGTACCCTGATTGAATTTCTTTTAAGATACGGTTAACACCTGCTGTTGTAATTCGACGGTTAAACCAGTTGTGGTTTTTCAGAACACGTTTAGCTTCTTCAAAGGTTACTACCCGTACAGATGCTGAATGGGTCTTCTGGATAAAATCTGATACCATTCCATCTTTCTGAGGTACGTACTTCAAAACTGTTGCAATACCACCGTTTGAGGTTGTACGGCGAATGTCTGTTTCAATAATGATTCCGTTATCTTTAAAATCTTTGATGATTGCAGTATAAAGGTGTTGCTTACCGCCATCCCCTAACGCATATGAAATTTCATCCACTGTCAAATCTTTTTCTCGTAGGAGACTCAACACTGATTCTTTTCTTGATTCTGTTGTTATTTTCATTTGTCAATCCTCTTTCCAAAATGTTTTTCTTTTTGTATTTACATAATAGTTCTTCAAAGGGGTCTTTTCAAACCCCTTTACAAAACATTACATAAGCTTGTAATCAGAACCTTCTACACAACAAATTATTTCAGCAGTCGATAAAGAAGATTGTGAAGAAATTGCATTAGCCCCTGTGAAATAACTAAAGTCTGTCTCTTCAAACTTTCTTCTTATGTCCTCTATACAAACATCATCATCAACTTTAACAAATTGGCACACAGATACCTTTTGTACGTTACCATCAAAGTCCACAATCTGACCTGCACGTGTACCATGAGTGATTATTGTGAAATCTACATCAATGTCACCAACTGGTTGTTCTCTACTTATCCCATTCTCATCAAGAATCTTGTGATTAGATGGTCTCACAATTTTGTAACCATTAGTTTCTGGTACAACAACGTTCTTTCGAGGCTTCCTTTCCCAAATCTGGAATACACAGTGTAATCGTGAAGATTCAGCTTGGTAAAAACCCTTCTGAGCATTTGGTTCAAAGTGAATCTCTGGAAGCTCAACAGATACCTTCACAGAATACTCTCTACTTAGCTTGTTACGGATTGTTAAGCGTTTACCAAAAGACACGGGAAGGATGTAAGCTATGTAATCTGGCTTATAAGATGCAGCCTTATTAAAGAACTTAATAGCTAGTGAACAAGCTTTCCCAAAAGGTGGATTACCAATAAAGATACTTTTCCCATCAACCTCTAAAGAGTCTTCGATAAAGTCCAATTGAGAAACTTCATCACTATCCGGTTCAATGTCATACAGAGACAATTTACGAGATTCTTCTAAAAATGGTTTCCAACGACCATCTCCTGCCGATGGTTCTATAACATGGTATTCTTTTAAGTCAACCACTTTTGACAATTCATCTATACAAATCTGAATCATCTCATCTGGTGTGTAATACTTATCCAGTTTAATCTTAGACATAGTTGTTTCCTTCTAGTTATCGTAAAACATCTGGAAGTATAAATAAAAAAGGCCAGCCTGTAAAGGCCAGCCTCTTTAAAAATTACATAGATTTACGGTCTTTGATTTCAGCCATTTTTGAAGCATTCATACGAGTATCACCTTTTAACTTAGAGAACGAAAGATACCCGCACACACGATTTATTACACTAATATCATGGCTGCCACATTCTGGACAGTTTTCAACATCCCCATCAGGACGGTGACCACAGTTTTCACAGATTGCTAGGTCAAAGTTAATACCTTGATAGAAACCTTTACTCATCCCACGCTCGATTACGGATTTAATAGCTTTTGCATTATCCTTATTAGGGAGTCTCACATATGCAATATGACCTCCATTGCAGTGATGGAAGAAGTCAAACTCTTTATCCTGCTTTTCAAAAGGTGTTAGCTCTGCCCCAACATGCATATGGAAAGAATTTGTAAAGTATTCTCTATCAGATACCCCCTTGATAACACCATACTTCTCACGGAACTGGTGTAACTGAGTCCCACACAAACTTTCTGCTGGTGTACCATACATAGCATATAGGTAACCATCTTCTTTTTTGTAAGTGGTAAGTTTACTTTCAATGAATGCTAACACTTCACTGATAAACTTATCATCGCCCTCATGTAAAGGTTTGTCAAAGACAAGTTGATGCAGTTCATTTAAAGCAGTGATACCAAAGGATGCAGTAAACTTCCTGACAATCTCATCACCAATCACATCAGAAGGTTCTTTGAAGCCTTTGTACAGACCACCTTGTGTGAATGCTAATGGGTTAGTTGATACTGGTGTTTCTGCTAAAGTCTGGTAACGTTTGATATGAATTTGTCGAATCATTTCAAGATAATGCTCCAACACTTCAAAGAATTCTTTACCTTCTTCTTTGGCTTTCATCCAAATCATAGGAAGATTCAGAGAAACAGCACCAATGTTAGCTCGGCCTACATAGAACTCTTCACCATTATCATCATAAGCTGGTGATAGGTATGCTCTACAACCCATCGGTGAAATAACCTTACCAGAACGCTTGTAAGCGTCTGCAACTTCCCCATACTGGTCAATGTCTAAGTAGTCTGGATACATGACCTTAGTGTTGCACTCAATGGCTTTTTCAAGTAATTCTCTTTGTAGTTCATTCTCTTCATGGTTCTTCTTGCTGTGAAGGTAAACTAGTTTAGGGAATACCACAGGTTTTGCTTTCTTACCTTGGCCTTGCATACGAACATCTAAGATAGCTTCACAAATCATTTTCTGAATGAAATTGTCTTCTGGATTTGTTAAGTCCATGTTGCCAAACGAAAGAGTTGTGAAAGCATAATCACCACGCGAGCAAGGGACTGTGTTGAGTTTCATTTCTAAAGATTGGAAACCTTGCTTCAACTCTTCTTTGACTTTATCCCAAGCATACGTGCTATGTGACAATGGAATCTGGTACTTAACCATATCATCCATATGATTCTTATAGGAACGTTTTACATATTGGATAAGAGTCTTGTCAATCTCTGGAATGGTGAACCCACCAAACTGCTGTGCAGTGGCTGATAAAGTAATATCACCAATAACCTGCAAAGCACTTAACACAGATTTAGGTTCAACATACTCAATAGATGACATTGTAAAGCCACCTTTCAAGACTGTTTCCATATCAAACAAGCAACAGTTAATAGTGTTAAACATCAAGTCTCGTAAGTCATGGATGTAGATATAACCATCCTCAATCGCTTGTAACTCACTCTTTGATAGAATGAATTGTTTGTAAAGTTCTTTTGTCAGATACCCACGAATCAAACTACCCTTTGTAGATGCCAGTGTAGAATCAAAGTTAGCATTTTCACGGTCACCTAAATACAGAGTTGCTTGGGTCTTTTTAAAGAGTTCATCCATAGTCTTCACAAAGGTTGTTTTATAGTTACGATATTGTGAATAGGAACGGTGAACTTCTGGTAAAACGTCTTTCAAAGATTGCTCTACTAAGACATGTAAATCATGTACTGTATAGGTCAGTACCACATCATCACCTGCAACACGTGACTCAGTTGGATACTCATCCAGATAAGACTCAACTTTCTCTTGGAATGGTTTCCAGAACTCACCATAAAGTTTTACATTGGCACGTTCAGCAGCTTTAATAACAGCAGAACGAATCTTGTTAAAGTCATACTTAACAATAGATTCATCTTTTTTAATGACAAGACGTACTTTGTTCATTTTTGAACCTCTTAGTTAGTTTTATTTCGTGGGTCTATTATAGCAAAAAGGAGGCTTTTCAGCCCCCTCTTTTTACAAATCTTTACTTAGTTATTTACTTCTTTCATGAAGTCTTCAAGGGAACCAACTTGTCGAATTGTTCCAGCCTCACCAGTATTAATGATGTAAGGCATTTGTCGAATTGGTTGTCCTGCAATTTCAAACACTTCATCAATGGTGTAATCAACATCCAGCATTTTTACACGATGTGGAATGTTACGTGCCTTTGCCATGTTCTTTGCAACATCACACTTAGGGCAGCCATTTTTAGAGTAGATGATATACATGGTATTGTCTCCTTTTAAACTAATTTTCTGTGTTGCGTATATTAGATAATCCAAGGCTCATTGTCAACATCATTTTTCACAGTATTTAGCAGATAACCACCATTTTGTTGCTCTTGGTTAGCATTCTGCTGCTTGTCAATTTCAATGAACTCTTTCATCCAAACTAACGGGTCTGCCGTTTGCATTGGGAAGTCGAATTCAATATCGAAAATACTGTACAGTGGGTAAGCATTGTAGTATACCCATTGTTTCAGAAGTGGAGTGTTGAGACCTAAGATAGAGCGACCTTCTGAGAAGATATACTCTGACCAACCTTCCTCTTTCAAAACAACTTCATCAAGAATCTGTTTAATTTCTGGCTTGACGATTTCAAATGCTTCTTGCCAGTCTTCATCTTTCAAAGTTTCTTTCAACACTTCTAAGTCAATCTTAGTGTGAAGAATCTCATCAAGCATAATCTTCTGTACAGCATTGCCAATACCTGCAAACCAGTCTTGCTTAACCAGTGCAAAGGTGCAAGCAAAGGATGCAATAAACTCAATACCTTCAAGTGCCATTACAGCAAACAACCCTTTCAAGATTGCTTTACGAATGTAATGTTTATCACCTACAAGGTTTACTAGGTTATCACCATGAATCTGATACTCTATCCCAACAGTTTTCAAATCACTCAAAGCTTTATCAAGTGCTTCTGAACGTGCTTCAATCTGTGGATTCTCAAGAACATCTTTAAGAATCTGAACAGGGTCACCTAAACATTGACGGATAATCTCTGAGTAAGTTAATGCATGTAGAACCTCAATCTCTGACTGCTTCATGATTGCAGCACTGTATTCAGAGTTTGTAATGAACGGTGCAAAGGCCACCACAAGGCTTCTACTGATACGTGAATCTGCCTCCCACTGCCACATCAAGGTTTTCAACATAACCTGACTAGAAGCTTCTGGACAAGTCTGGAAGTCAATACGTGACTGTTCAAAGTTAAATTCGTCCTCTGCCCAATCTTGTGCTTTCTGCTGTTTATACAGTTCAAAGATTTTAGGATAGTGACAGTTAATTGAATCGTAAATCTGTAGTGGTTCACCTAAGAAAATTGGGTTTTGATTCTTCATTGACTTATCCTTACTTTTGAACGTAGTTAACATCTTTATAGTTTACACCCCAAGATTTCAGAACTTCACGAATCTTTTTAGGTGAGTGCATTTCTGCAAAACAATCTTTCCAGAAGAACATGAAAGACTTTCTCTGAATCTGGTAAGTTGGGTTACCAAAAGTATTGCGTGATACAACCACTCGTAATTTGTTTGCGTTTACATTTTTCATTCCCTAACCCTCTTTTAAGTGGGGTCTCGAAAGACCCCTTAATAGTTTAAACACCACAACCTTCACAGTAAGCTTCTTGCAGAGAAGAGGAACCAACACCAACCATACTGTTTACATAGTATTGTGTCTTCATCCCCATCCTCCAAGCATACAAAGTGTCCATCATAAACTCTTTAGCTGATACTTTGTTACCTACCAGTTTAGCGTAGTTGATGTAGAAGTCTGCTGAAATAGCTTGACCAGTAAACTTCTGGAAGATTGCATAACAATCAATCAAGTCTCTGGTTGGGGTATTCCATGCAATTTCATACATGTACTTCAACTCTTCATAGTCTGGTACGATGAACAGTACATTACCAGTTGCAGATTTCTTAGTCAAGATAAAATCTCGAATTGGGTAGATACCATTTGTAGTGTTGGTAGCCAATGAAGAAGACTCATTAGGCATATATGCTTCCAGAACACTGTTACGGATACCGCCATTCTCTTTAATCTGACGTGACAACTCTTCCCAATCAAACTGTAACTTAGCGTCATGTTGGCTGTCAATCATTTTGTTAGCTGTATGAGGTGGAACCCAACCATCTACATACTTAGTCTTGCCAATCCATTCTGCTAAACCACGCTCTTTAGACAAACGTAAAGAAGCTTTATGCAGGTAGTAAGAATGCATTTCTGCTAACTCATGAAGCAAGGTTTTACCAGCACGTGAAGAATATGTTACATAGTTCTTAGCCATGTAGTGAGCTACGTTGGTGATACCGATACCCACTGAGCGACGTGCCTGTACAGTTCTCTTCATAGACAAATATGGGTAGTCCATTTCATCCATTACTGAATCTACCATTGCCAAAGCATAGTAAGCAACATCTTCATATTCTTCTTTAGAGATTCTACCAGCAACCAAACTTGCAAGGAAGCATAGAGCTACTTCACCATCTACTTCTGGATTGTGATTCTCCTTGTAAGAATGCAAGCTAACCATATCTTCAAAGCCATAAACTGGTAATACAACTTCCATACACAGGTTTGACATTGGCAGCAACTCTTTAAATGGTGTATGTCTGTTCATGTTCCCACTAAATGCAGGATAGACTCGACCAGTTGCTACACGGTTGATTGTGTATAGAAGCATTAACTCACGTGCATCTTTCCACTCTTTCGGTACAACACCACTCTCAATAACCGCATTAATAAACTCTTCCGCAGAACCTTTAATATACAGGTCATATAGTTCAGGTGCATCTTTAACCGAGATTAAAGGCCACTTCTTACCTTGTATTACAGCATCTAAGAAAGCATCACCCATAATGACACCGTAGTCGATTTCATTGATACGTTTTGCAGTAGCTGTAGTTGGGTGCTTCAAACGTAGTAAATCTTCAATCTGAGGGTCTAGCATCGTATAGAATACGTTAGCACTACCACCACGTGATTTCTGCTTGTTGGCCTGTACAGCGTCTTTAACCATACGGTAATAACCAAGTTTACCCATGTGCTCAATAGTGTTGTTTCGAATACCGTCACCAATTGAACGCAGGTTCATAAACATCCCAATACCAGCTTGCTTAGTTGTCATTTCATAAGCAATATGGGTAGCAACCCCGATTGAGTTAGCTGTATCGTTCGCTTTAATCAAGCAACATGAAGCATACCCTGTCTTACGTGCTCTTAAACCGTTCAGATACGGTGTAGGTGCGTTTATCTTTAAGTCAGATAGGTAAGTGTATAGCTTCTTAATATCTTCCAGTCTACGCTCTTTAGGCTGCTTCTCAAAGGCTTTCATAGCCATACCTAAGAACATGAACTGTGGTGACTCATACAACTTATCTGTACGAACATCTTTAATACCATACTTATCACGGAACTGTTTCAACACTGCATAGCCGTACCCCAAATCTTTAGAGTGTTCTATGAAGTTTGCCAGTACCAACAGTTCAGCTTCTGAGTAGTCCATTTCTTCCCAAAGACCTTTAGATACCATCCCTTTATAGAAGTCTTGTAAGGTTGGAATCTTGGTGAATCCTCCAAAAGCTTCTTTGTAAATCAAACCTAACAAGAGTCTTCCAGCCATATCAGAATAGTTCTGAGATTGTTTATCAATGCAAACGTCAATCATTGCTTGGTGGAGTTCTCTTGTAGTGCATCCATCATGACAACGTTTAGTAGCCTCTAAAACAACCTCTGACCAAAGAACTCCCAAACGGTCAGCCCACTCTCCCCAACGATTTAAACGCTCTGGTTCGAAAGGAACAACTTGACCATTTGACTTTACAACATGCTTAATCATCATCTTCTTCCTACCTTATAACTTAAAACAAATTACCATTTTCAAAAGCGATTGCTTTTTCTTCTGAGGTTACTATAACGTTTGGTGCTGTGATACCTTCTGTAAAGATATACTCATCACTGTTATGCATCACCATTTCAAATTCTATTGCATCTACAACTTGAATGTTGCCACGTTGCTTGCCAAGAACTTTACCAACTTTAAT